GTAGATGCTTTCAGAGAAGGCGGATTCAAGGGTGTGGTATACTTGATGCCACAAGGCGGAATAGTTGAGCCATACGACAGCAACAAGTTAAATATTGCCAACATCTGTTGCGAACGTGGATTCAATTACAGTCCACGCTTACATGTGGACTTATGGGGCAACGGCTGGGGTAAATGACACCGATTCCTGGACTGATACCTCGACTCAAAGGTGATTGGGAACGGCATTGGACTATATTTCCACGTAGAATAAACGGTCGGTGGTATTGTAGAGAATATGTTTATCGTAAGTTTGTCTCAAGTCCGGGCGGCGGATTTTGGCAGTACGGTGATGAATTTGATGTGCTAAAGGAAATTGAATGAACGTAGGATTTATTGGTCTGGGCAAATTAGGACTTGATTGTGCTGAGGTCATGGCCGAACACTATACTGTACGTGGTTACGACCTTGAACCGCGAGTCAGCGAGTCAGTGCGTGTTTGTGATATCGATGAGGTAGTACAACAGAGTGATTGGATCTTTATTGCTGTGCCAACTCCTCATGCTGAAGGATATGATGGATCAGTTCCCAGTAGTCATATGCCTCCTCGAGACTTCGGACGCGATGCTGTCATGGATGCTATCGAGCAGATCAATCGTCATGCCACAGCGCCTAAGAAAGTTGTGTTGATCTCAACTGTGTTGCCTGGAACCACACGCCGTTATTTTGTACCGGCTCTCGAGGCTCGACACGAATTCCTTTACAATCCTTACCTGATTGCCATGGGTTCGGTCAAGTGGGATATGGTTAATCCTGAAATGATCATGATCGGCACAGAAGATGGTAGTTGGACTGGAATAGCTCTCGAACTGGTCGAAGTTTATCGTCCGCTCATGCAGAATGATCCACGCATAGAAATTGGTACCTGGGACGAATGCGAAGCCATAAAAATCTTTTACAACACCTTCATCAGTGCCAAGATCGGTCTGGCCAACATGATACAGGATTTTGCCATGAAGATTGGACATATCAATGTGGACGTGGTTACCGATGCCTTGGCACAAAGCACCATGCGTATCATGGGACCTAAGTACATGACAGCCGGCATGGGCGATGCCGGTGCTTGCCACCCTAGAGATAACATTGCCTTGCGTTGGTTGGCCGAAGAATACGAAGTAGGGTACGATCTGTTTGATACCATCATGTTGGCCCGCGAACGTCAGGCCAAAAATCTGGCCGACTTTCTAGTCATACAGGCACAAAAGTACAATCTACCTATAGTGATACATGGCAAGGCCTACAAGCCCGATGTGCCTTACTGTATTGGATCCTATTCGACTCTGGTGGGACACTATGTACAGCAGGCGGGACACCGCCTCAACTATGTGGATCCGTTGGCCGATGATACTACCGATGTATCTGTTGACTGGAACAAACCTGCGGTGATCCTGTTGGCCCATAATAAACATGTGACCTACGGATATACAGGGCAGACACAGACAGAAACTAACTACTTTGAATTCCTTGCAGGATCTGTTGTTGTTGATCCCTGGAGACAGTTCAACAAGTCCACACCAGACTTGACAGTAATACACTATGGAGATACAAGATAATGGGCCTACTAGATAGATTCAAAAAGAAAAAACCGGTAGAGGCCGTCAAGCCCAAAGAAAAAAAAGTGCCGGTTAAAACTGCCAAGGAATTGGCAAACGAACGAGGCGAACCTTACATCAACATCATCAGCATGGATGTTGATCCGGCTGACATCAGCAACGGTGCCTTTGAACTGGACTGGAACGAAAAATTCATAGCAGATCTGGTACGACATGGTTACATGATGGACAAGAATGACACTGACGCTGACATTGTGGATCGTTGGTTTACTGCGGTATGTCGTAACGTGGTCTTGGAAACCTATGAGCAGTATGAAGCCATGAATCCTGAACGCGACCGAGTTATCAAAAGCCGTAATCTTGGTGACGGATTGAGTGAAGTATCATGATTTTTAATCATGTTCGCAAGCTCAAGGACGAAGGTAAACGCATTGGCATTACCTTCAGTACCTTTGACATGTTGCACGCAGGGCATATTGCCATGTTGGCAGAAGCCAAAAACCATTGTGACTACTTGATAGCCGGCCTGCAAACTGATCCTACCATTGATCGCCCTGGCACCAAAAATAAACCCATACAAAGTATAGTGGAACGTCAGATACAACTGGCGGCCTGTCGTTATGTGGACGAAGTTGTTGTCTATCAAACCGAACAGGATCTGGTGGACTTGTTGTTGATCTTGCCTCTGGATGTGCGTGTCCTGGGTGTAGAGTACGCTGACAAGGACTTTACTGGCAAACGCGAATGTGATATACGTGATGTCGAATGCATCTTTAATAGACGCGATCATTCATTCAGTAGCTCAGGCCTGCGTAGTCGTGTGGCACAGGCTGAAACAGTCAAACAGCTAAAGAAAAAATCATGATACTTTATGTCAACGGTGACAGTCATGCTGCTGCAGCCGAAGCAGTAAACAATCATGCATTCGCCATGGACGACGGCGCCTATTTTTATCTAGGACGTAGGCCACATCCAGATAATCAAGCAGTGGCCTGGGCCACACAGCTGGCTCGTGCATTCAAAGCTAGCCTGCACTTGGAAGCTGAAAGCGCCAGCTCAAACACCAGAATCCTACGCACCACTAGAGCCTGGTTAGACGAAAGAAAAAACAGTGTAGAAGACAAATTGGTAGTGATCCAATGGTCAACTTGGGAACGTGAAGAATGGTTGTATGGGGACACGTACTATCAAGTAGGATCTAGTGGCATAGACGATATTCCGCCCGAAGCGCAGGAACGCTATAGAAACTTTGTGATTGGTACCAATTGGGAAGCCAAGACCAAAGAAGCACATGATAAAATTTGGGCATTTCATCTGGAGTTGGCGACACAAGGTATTCCACATGTTTTCTTCAATGGCAACAACGATTTTAGCACTATTCCAGTAGAATCTAAAAAGGATTGGGGCGACAACTACATTGGTCCATATGATCCGACGGCCACCTACGATGCCGTCCTACGGGCCAAAGGTATCCAAACCGTTTCACCAAAAAGTTGGCATTTTGGACAGGACGGGCACACGGCCTGGTTTCGTTACCTGCTAAACTACTTGATCAACAACAAATTCATTTGACATTTGATAGAATTTCTGCTATACTTGTAGTATGAAATATGTTCTCATTGACACAGCTAATATGTTCTTTCGTGCTAGACACGGTGCTTTTCGTGCCGCTGACACGTGGGAGAAAATTGGATTTGCCCTCCATGTGACCCTGATGAGTGCCAACAAGGTAGCCAGACGTTTTGAAGCTGACCATGTGATGTTTGCCCTAGAAGGGCGTAGCTGGCGCAAGGACATGTATAAACCCTACAAAAATAACAGAACTGTGGCTCGTGCGGCTTTAACCGAAGAGCAGGCCGAAGAAGACAAGATGTTCTGGGAAACCTATGATAACTTGACTAAATACTTGAGTGAAAGGACCAACTGTAGCGTGATACGGTGTCCGACCGCAGAAGGCGACGATATCATAGCTCGCTGGATAGCACTGCACCCCCAAGATGAACATGTAGTAATTTCAAGCGATACTGACTTCGTTCAATTGCTTGCTCCCAATGTAACACAGTACAACGGTATTACCGATGAATTGCACACTTTAGAAGGAATCTTTGATGCTAAAGGTAAACCTGTCATTGATAAGAAAACTAAAGAACCTAAAACAATCCCTGATCCTAAATGGCTACTATTTGAAAAATGCATGCGCGGTGATAGTAGCGATAATGTGTTCTCAGCTTATCCGGGCGTACGAACCAAGGGCACTAAGAATAAGGTGGGCCTACAGGAAGCCTACGAAGACAAGGACCGCAAGGGCTACAACTGGAACAACATGATGCTACAACGCTGGACCGATCCTGACGGTGTAGAACATCGTGTGTTGGATGATTATGAACGCAACAGGACCTTGATTGATCTCACAGCACAACCCGATGACATCAAGGCCGTAGTAGATGCGGCCATACGTGAACAGATTTCGCACAAGGACATTGGTCAAGTTGGTGTGCGCTTCATGCAGTTCTGTGGCAAGTATGAGCTCAACAAGTGTAGCGAATCAGCTGATTCATTTGGTCGATGGATGAACGAGACCTATAAAGGAGTACTAGCATGAACGATCGTAGAACGCACATGATCATGATATCTGCCTTGATATTTTTGGCAGTATCCTTGGGCGGCTTGATCTGGGGTATAAACGCAACGCTGAGCGAGTCACCAATCATGTACGATTGTCGTATCGCTGAAATCAGTCCAGATTTTACGCCGGCTATGAAAACAGCGTGTAGAGAAAAACTAAAGGAGGCACGATGAGCCTAATAGCAAAACCAGTGATCAACAAACAGTATTGGATCCTACAGGAAAACGATCGTAAGGTCGGCAACGTGGAAGCCTGTGCTGGTGGTTATCAGATCAAGATCAACAATCAGGTGATTGCACAGTTCAAGACAATCAAGATGGTTGAACAGCGTGCCAACATCCGCTTCGAACCACCCATGATTGTCACAGCGCCGCGCAAGAAGTCCAGTACCCAACTGGTACATGGCTATACCACTGCGGGACGTGCTTATAATCCTGTATGGGATATCAAGATGAAGTTGCCAATTTATACCAAGACCAGCAAGAGCAAGAGCTGGTTTGCCGCCGGCTGGTATCAGGTCAAGAAAGGACGTTCCTGGGCAGTGATGCAGGATCCTAAATTGATCGTTTTACAACGCTATGCCTATCACGGCCCATATCACACCAAAGAGGAAATTACGCAATGACAAATCCATTCCAAGACCAACGAACATTCATGGAAGCCTGTGGACAAACCACAGATCAAGAAAATATAGATCAATATCAATTGTATCTTAATCTTATCGACGAAGAAGTACAAGAACTCAAGGACTCAACCACACCTGAGTCGGATCTTGACGCTTTGATCGACATCTTGGTAGTGACCATAGGTGCCATCTATTCATTTGGTGCCGATCCTGAAGGTGCCTGGCAAGAAGTTATCCGCACCAACATGGCCAAGATCAATGTCAATACCGGACGTGTAGACAAAGACAACACTGGCAAGGTACTCAAACCCGAAGGGTGGACTCCTCCTGTACTGAAACCATTTCTGCATGCCAATCATCAATGAGTCTGCACATACAACGATTCGTTGATCGCTTGCGTGGGCAAGAAGCCAGAGGAGTCAAGGACTTTGTTATGAGCATGACTGATGCCAAGGATCTACATGCTGATATCACCAGATTGCTGGCAGAATTGCAGAGTCTCAAGGAAACTCCTACAGATCAGCAGGAAGTAATCACCATCAAAATGGATGGGGGTCGGTTCTAAAACTGCATACATTTTGGCATAAATAAATGTAGGAGTATAATGATGAGCCGACCAAAACCTAACATTCTGGTAGAACTGACCAACAAGAGCAACTACAAGACCGAACAGGTCTTGGCATCGGAAGGAGTATGGGCGGTGTTCTATGATGCCAAACCCATCAATCTCAAGACAGCCAATCTCTTGGTACAGTATCCTGGACCCAAATACAAGAAGGTTTCGTTCTCTAATCCAGGACATGCCATCAACCTGGCACGCAAGCTGAACACCCAGTTCAAGACCGACAAGTTCTCTGTTGTGGTACTCAAGCAGGGCGATCGAATCTACCCTTGATATGAATCACTTGGTGGTGTTTGGCGACAGCTGGCCACATGGTGATGAACTGGCACCAGGAGAAAAAACATTTGGTGAATTGATTTCCGATGCTTTAGGATTAACATTTCAACGCTACACACAACCGGCTTCCAGCGTTGACCATATGGTCTGGAGCCTGCGTAATTTTTTAGAAACCAATCCCGGTGTAGACTTTTCCAAATACTGTGCTTTATTCTGCATAACCAGTATAGAACGTAGCATGACCTGGAATCAGAACTACTGGATGTTCCAGACCATCCGTGGTGGATTCGGTCATCCTCAAGACAATGCCTTATCTACAGAACTCAATCGACTGTATTGGAAATATTTTTATAGTCCAGAGCAAGCCCTGTTTCGTGCAAACAACAGCATTGTGTGTCTACAGGCCTTGTGTCGTCGGTACGGCATCAAAGACTATTATGTGGCTGGTTGGCAAACTCTGGATCTATGGTCCGAGATCGATCTAGATAGATTTTATCTAGCCGGACAAGTCAGTATGGCCGACATGATAGATTTAAAAATGGCCAACGGTGTGGTCATTAGAGAAAATCCCTACATATGGCCAAATCAAAGCAAACCAAATCAGGCCGGACACAAAATTATAGCCGATACTCTGTGTAAATGGATATGTGATCATGCGCAACAAACGTGAGCTGACCGAGACCCTGGTGGCACAGCTGGACCCTGCCCTGGGCATCACAGTTGATACAGCATATACCACCTGGTGGCACAACATCAGAGCCGGTGGTGGTATGCGACTTACCGGCGCAGGTGCTAAGGTATTCCTTGAGTATTTAAAATTGGAACACTACACATTTACCGTAGATCCCTTGGCCGTGACTTCAAGATTGATCATTGACATGGACCGTAGATTGCAACAGCCTTACTATATCCGAATGGTAAAACACTATCCAAGAGAAGTTGTATTTTTTGGCTCCAAAGAAGCCATGATGGCCAATCTGTATGGTGATCTGAAGAAATTTATTGACAATTATGGTTCATGATGCTATAATAGCTTATGGGCCTATAGCTCAGTTGGTTAGAGCAGAGGACTCATAATCCTTTGGTCCCTGGTTCGAGTCCAGGTGGGCCCACCAATATAAATAGATTTGATTGTTGTAATTCCTTCGTAGTGAAGGCACTGTGGACCCGGGTTCGATCCCCGGCATCTCCACCATAAGGGTATAGTATGTTTGAAACATGGCACTGGCAGTACGTATGGGGCATAGCCTGCACTGTAAACTATATCTTTATGATGGGGATGACATGGCTTCGACATGGTGAGATAGCGAAAGAGGCAACAGGACAGAGCAGTCCCAAAAACTAAAAAACGTAAACGCAAACGACGAACAGTTCGCATTGGCAGCCTAGGCTGTCTAGGGTAGGAAATACCTCGTAACAGAAACAACCAAGAAAGGGCTTCGGCCCTTTTCTTACAAATAAGTACAGTTCTATGTGCGGTATACTTCTAGTTCGCAGTCGCGATAAAATTCCTTTACAAAAGCACTTTGATGCTTTGAAACAGATCCAAAGTCGCGGACCCGATTTCATGCGCTATCGACATGAGAACGGTATCTTTATTGGACACACGGTCCTACATATAACCGGCGATCGAGAATACTACGACAATAGCCATAGAAACTTCCTGGCCTACAACGGTGAAATCTACAACTACAGAGATCTAGGTGCCTACCGTACCGACACCGAATTCGTACATGAATGTGTGGAGAACGATCTAGGACGTCTTACGGCCGGGTGGGGTCCTTGGGCCTGGGCCTGGACTGACAGTGAAACTGTGCTGTATGCGTCAGATCCACAGGGCGAACGTGCTCTCTATCAGTACCAGGACGATTCAATTTTGATAGTGTGTTCAGAAGTGGCGCCTATCCTAAGTTATATTGACGGGATAAAACAAGCACAATCTTATGAGACCCGCAACTGGACCATGCTGGACACCACACCTTGGCAGGGCATTGTCAAGTGCGTGCCGGGCATGCTGTACCGTGATGGACACCCATCGGGCATCATTGACAGCATATGGTCATGGGTAAAAGAACCGCAACATGTGACCGAAGATGAGGCCTACGAAGATTTTAGTTCGATATGGCGCGATGTCATGCGGCAAATGACTCCAGCCTGTCCTGCGGGCTTGACCTATTCGGGTGGTCTAGACAGCTCCATAATCCTAAGCCACTTGCCAGGAGCATATCTATACACCACCAACATGCAGGGCAAAGATCCTATAGCAGAACGTGTGGAAGGTTTTCTTAACGCCGGAGAACAACGACGCTTGGCACGCTTTGATGTAAACGAACAGGATTTTGCTCAGGCCTTTGGTGCCTGCCAGACTCGCATACGCATGCCCATACAGAGTCCCAGTTTTGTGGGGCAGTGGCTCATAGCAGCCTTGTGTGGACAACGGGTGCTGTTCACAGGCATTGGTGCTGACGAGCTGTTTGGGGGTTACCCTGTGTACGATCGCATGGACTTTGTCAGTTCAGAATCAGCTAGCCCTTATAGTCTAGGCACTCCACTATGGCGCCAATGTCTGGATACCTGTTCAGGCGATGCAGAAGCTGCCACATTGTTGGCTGACTACTGGCATCAGATAGTGGGTTGTGATGCCAGAGGAGTCGACATGATCTGTGGTTCACACGGCATAGAAGCCAGAAGTCCATTCTTGGCTACACCTGTCATTAGATTCGCATTGAATCTGCCCATGTACTTACGACGCGGTAAACCCTTGATCCGACGGATGTTTCTTGAACGCTGGAATGAGTCACAGATACATGCCAAAAAAGGCTTCACCGGACACTGTAATGATGCACTGCCTTGGATGGGCATTGAGATCGTGCCCACCGGAGATAGACAGTCAGACTGGCGACAAATTATACAAACCTGCTTTTATTCGTAACTGCTCCAGTTGATCTCGAGATCAAACCACTCAGGAGAAAACTTTATGGCAGGATTTTGCAATAGATATCTATGCAATACATCAACACAATAGGATTCCCCGGGTGTCACTGACCGGGTAAGATCACTGTTGTATTCGTACCAATATAGTCCATGGTCAGCACTGGCATCGGTCAAGGTAAAGATAAACTGCTGACCCGGAACCGCGCCACACAGGGCAGCAAACTTTTCAAATGTTGCAACAGATTCCAAGTGCGCATACTGTTGGATTGCATCAGCCCGGCAGGTTACGAATGCTGCCACTGTATCAATTTGGGGTATGCGTTCCAATACACGACAACGACTTTCCCCGGTATTGGCCCGATAATGGCCCGGAACTAGATCGGGTCTCAACAGCATGGGTTTCACTATACCCTGTGCCTGTATGTCGTGCAACCAAAGATTCAATTTGACCAGATTCGCTATGTCATAATGATTGCGCGGGTTGGCTACGAACCCGGCCACACCCAGATCCTGTATGTTGCGATTGGCCCAGTTGCTCAACACTGACAAGGTCTGTTCATAGCGTATGCTCTTGACTGGCACAGCCGGGTCATAAAACAAGGCGTGGCGACCTGAATGCAGACTATCTGCTATGGGGTCCAGATCAGAAGGATAGGTTATTTCTATTTTGGGATTGTTCCAGTACATATAAGTAATTATTCACATGACTACCCCCAAAGTAAAAACGCACACCGACGGCATCTGGATTTCTGAAGCACGCGAAAAAGCCATGCTGGCTACATTGCACAGTTCAGCACAAGGTTTTAGGCCGGTCAAGCAGACACAGGAAAATTTTGGTTATGCAACTGTGTATGAACACCTGGGTCGACGCCTGCACTATCGATTGGTCGACAGTGTATTTCTACCCAATCCCGACGCTTGGTATGATTCCACTGCGGTCATTGTTACCGATAATCATGTCATGAAACCTGTGGCCGGACGTATCATTTCTACTCTTCCAGAGTTCTGGAGCATCTGGCGTTTTGAACCCAGCTATGTAGATCGTAGACCTGTCAAAAGATTCAACTGTTTTATGAACCGTCCACGTGGTGATCGCAACATGGTCTATTATGAATTGATACGTAGGAATCTATTAGATTCGGGGTTCGTCAGCTACAACTGTACCGCGGCCGAACTAGATCAGGAATACACGGCTGCGGATCTATCACGCTACAGTGCAGAGCATGCGGTTGCACAGGTACCTTACAACACGGTAGAAGCACATGGCACGCTAGAACAGTGCATCATTGATTCAAGTGTGAGCCTGGTGTTGGAAACCTATACCGCCGACGATCACATTGTGTTGAGTGAAAAAATCTTTAGAGTGATGCAATTACCACGCCCATGGTTGGTATATACCAGTCCTGGTGCTGTGTCTTTGTTGCGTGGTTATGGATTTGATGTGCTGGACGAGTATGTGGACACTGCCTATGATGATATACAGATGCACAGCCAACGATTAACGGCTGTGTTGGATCAACTGCAACAGATCAATACTGCCTGGACCGGCGCAGATTTTGCACGTTTTGATCAGGCTGCGCAACACAACAGAAATCTACTGAACACCTGGGCCGATGCTTGGCCTCAGCGTTTAGAAAATATCGTACAAGAATTAAAAAATATATGATCCGGTTTGTAGGCTCAGAATTCTTACAGCAACCCCGTGATGTCACTGGGCCCGAGCTGATCATGATCGAAGATCATCACTACAATGAAGAGCTTGGTTGTTATCCGATACAACAACTGTTGGATGACAGTCCATATCAGCACACTGTGGTGTTTGATCATGTGTTGCGACACGAAGGTCCCTTGTCCAGATATGACTTGATTTTCGTACCGGCTTTCTTGGCCAGGACCTGTAGAGATTTCGTACAACAGAATATCGTCCCTGATTGGGGGCAACGGCCTTACACTTTCAATTTTATGATCAACAAGCCTAGACTACATAGAGAATTTCTACTGGTATTGATTGATCATTTTAAATTAACCAATTATACACATACCTTGTGCTGGAAGAAAGCCTGGATCAATCCTGACCTTGTTGATGCACGCTATCGGCCGCTGGTACGTCAGCCGGTCAGTATCGAACCAAGACAATTCCTACTGGGGCAAGAAAATCTCCTGGATCGCGGTCTACAATATCGACAGGTACGCAATAGCCAAAACTATCAGAGTTTTCTGCAACACGAACTATTTGAAAATTCCTGCGTCAGTATCATAACCGAACCGGCCTTTTATGAACAGGAAACCATCATTACCGAAAAGACCATCATGGCCTTATGGGGTGGTACTATTCCCATCTGGATGGGTGGCTGGCGCATAGCCGACTATCTCGGAGATCTAGGATTTGATACCTTTGATGATGTGGTAGATCATTCCTATCAAGCTCTGGCAGATCCATGGGACCGTGCTTACTACGCCATCGAACGCAATCTGGCCCTGTTACAGGATCATGCCAGTCTGGAACGATTCTGCAGCCAGAATCGCGAACGTTTTGAACACAATTTGGATCTGGTCAAATCCAATATATTCCAACGACAGTGTACTGAGATGATGGCACAGCGATCGGAACTGTCAGGATTGTTTACAGATTTGTCAGGCCCTGCATGCTAAGGATCTTTGGACCCACTTATCGCTACGCAGGCGAACGTCTTACTCAGGCCGAAACCATCTTCATAGAGGATCATCACTATGATGAACAGGCCCGTGGTTATCCAGTACAACAACTGCTGTACAACAGCACGTGTGATCCACATGCACATCTAGTGGTCATAAGCGGCCTGGCTCATGACGATGTTCTAGCAGAATATCCGCATGTGTGCCTGCCCTGGTATGCTGCCAATCAAGTGGATCAGTTTGAACAGGAACATATACAGCCTGACTGGACCCACAAGACTGCCACATTTAACTTTATGATCAACAAGCCCAGACTGCACAGGAAATTTCTCCTACAGTTGATCGACCATTTTGCGCTGACCGATTACACACACAGTCTGCCTTGGCAACGCACTCAAATAGTCACAGAGGATCTGCTGGGTCTGACACAGAATGCTTTGTATCGACATATCATACAGAAACATGGGCAGGTACCTTGTACCACCACTGACTATAGATTTGGTCCCGAACAGATGATGGATCAAGGAATCCGCAATGGCGCATTCCGCAACAGCCAGACCTACAATGGACTTTTGCGTGCTCGTGTGTTTGAACCTGCCTGTATCAGCCTCATAACCGATGTGATGTTTTTTGAACGCGAAACAAGAATCTCAGAAAAGACCATCATGGCCATATACGGTGGTACTGTTCCTATCTGGGTAGGCGGGTGGCGCATTGCGTCGGGCATGCGAAACTTGGGATTTGATACCTTTGATGACATAGTGGATCATTCATACGAAGATTTACCCGATCCCTTGGATCGTTGTTATCATGCGGTCAAATTAAACCTGCATCTACTTCAGGAGCCCGATTGGATACGCAACTTCCTGGAAAAAAATCACGCTAGATTACAACACAATCTGGATCTGTGCCGCGCCAATGTTTTCCGTACACGTTGCCTACAACAGATACAAGAGTTTGATCCCAAGACCCAACAGGACCTACTAGGTATCCTAGACCGTACTGCTAAATTTTCTTCTACCCTGGGTGATGTCACGGCTCGTTTGAGTCCTGCTCAAATATCTAATTCCAAACCGGTTGACAAGTCATAAATATCTGTGTATAATACTTACTATGAAGAACACAACTTTACACAGCTCCTTGTTAAAAGACCAAATGATTGGACTGTCCAATCTATGGGTGCTGGAGTGTGGCCGAAAGGGTTCTGAATAAGCTGAGAATTAACTGGATTATTCAAGAGCCCTGGAATTCAAACTCCGGGGTTTTTTATTGAGGAAAAGAAATGACAGTTTTTACAACCACCTCTGTGGCACAAGATCGATATGCCACTTGCCAACAGTGTGAGCACTGGATCAATGCCACCCGGATGTGCGGACAGTGTGGATGTTTTATGCCGTTCAAGGTGCGTTTTTACAATGCCAATTGTCCGGTTGGTCGTTGGAGTCAGGAACGCGGATCTCGATCTGCTGTAGAGCCCGACTTGTCGACCTTTGCAGTATCAGGAGAAAATAATGAAACCAACAACTAACAGAAAAGAAACAAAATTTGTACTAGCACCCGAAGAGCGGGCGGCCTTGATTGAAGCCAAGTATGCACGAGCACAGGCACAGGTCGAAGCCATGATAGCACAGGTCGAAGCAGTACGCAACTTGAAAACTGTGTATCATCAAATTGAAGATTAAAAGGAGGCGATTATGCCAGCAGTATTTTTAACCAGTGACACGCACTTTGGTCATGCGGGTGTATGTCGCTTCACACGAGCAGATGGTGTTACCAAGTTAAGGCCCTGGACTGATCCAGAAGAAATGGACGAAGCCATGGTCCGGGCCTGGAATGAACGTGTGCGACCCAACGACAAGGTATATCACCTGGGTGATGTTGTGATCAACCGTCGGGCCTTGAAAACCATGTCCAGATTAAATGGCGACAAGGTCTTGATTCGTGGTAACCATGACATCTTTCCAGACGCAGAATATCGCGAGTATTTTAGAGAACTGCGTGCCTACCATGTGATGAATGGCATGATCCTAAGTCACATACCTATCCACAGCGAAAGCCTGGGTAGATTTGGTGTCAACATACACGGGCATACCCACGCCAATCGTGTAATGCGACCGTTGGCCACAAGCGGACGGTCTGATGTTGTTGATGTCAGATACCACTGTGTCTGCGTTGAGCAGACCGATTTTGCTCCAATCCTGTTTGAGGATGTTGTTAAACGGATTGAAGCAGAAGGTGGTGTGATTGGTTTTAGGAACGGCAACGGTCCTTCAATGTAATAAAGCGGGATTAGTTTAGGGGCAAAACTAGAGATTTCCAATCTTTCGTCATCGGTTCGATTCCGATATCCCGCTCCAAGTATTCCGGGCAAGTGTTACGGTAGCACAGCAGACTCCAAACCTGCTGGACGGGGTTCGATTCCCTGGCTCGGAGCCATGTTTGACAAGCAGTAGAAACAAGTGTATAATAGTATTACTCATTGTGAAGATTGTGTGCGAAAGATTAAGCAATCCTAACTGTTGAGGAAGATAACCACCCTGTGCGAGTTACTCCACGAGAGAACGCCGTATGCTGAGACGGCTTAACGACCACAGGGGAACGGCTGACGCATGGTAACCAATCCATCCATAAGTTCTTAAACATGTGACAGTGGTCTTCACAATGAGTAATATGCAACGGTGGCAGAGTGGCCCAATGCGCAGGACTGCAAATCCTGAAAGCCGCTGGTTCAAATCCAGCCCGTTGCTCCAGATGCTCCGTTCGTCTATCGGTTAGGACACCCGCCTTTCACGCAGGTAAGAGCAGTTCGATTCTGCTACGGAGCGCCAGATATATACAATAAAGGAACCGGTATGCCAGTAAAAGAAACCATTAATCGAGCCTACGGCAATACTCCACGAGACCTGCCGGATCCATTCAGCTGGACCGACGATTTCCTGCCCAGAACGTTCAAGTATTTTTGGTTGCGCTGGATCGTTCGGCGATATTTCCGATAAGATCTGTCAACTCTAGTGCGTGTCAAGGCGTTATTATAGTACAATGACACCTTTGATACTACAGGTTAAAGAAATGCTAAGTCGAAACTTGGAGGCCTGGGATATTGCTCGCCGACTACATGTCAACATAGATCTGGTGCGTGAAGCCATACGCATACTGGACCAATTTAATTGATCTGCTGACCTCGACTCGCAAGAGTATTCAGCATCCGCCGGAGCGAAAAGAGGATGGGCTGCTGCCGCGGGGTTTGATAGTTTCCTGACACAAAAATAACTATCACTACTTTTCCTAGTAAATATTCCAGAATGATACAAGACTTCAAATATTTCCATTGGGGCATTTATCCAGAAGACACGCCGGTGTACGGTCTGTATGAGCCGGTACTAGACAAATTTTTATTGGTTTTGAATTCGCTTGAACATGCCGAGATGTTAAAATACCTCAATTGCTCGCGATATGGATTGCATATCTGTAGATTGGATCAGGCCAGCAATTTCCAAGAAATCCTGATCGATAATGAATGCTGTGAAAACTGGTCATTTACCAACAAAGCAACAGATTTGTTTGTGGAGCAGGCACTGAATGATCTTGATCCAATCATGGTCAAAGAATTTTGTACATCATCGGACGAAAAAGTCTGGAACGTCATTGAAGAAAAACGCTGGCTGATGTTTTGTCAACATGTGCTAGAACTACTGGATACATCCTACATATACAATAAATTATTCAAATCATTAGGAAGTTTTCTACGCATAGAAGAATTTCAAAATATTGAAAGCATCAGCACAGTGCGCAGTGAAATTTTATCTGCGCTTTTTTTAGGATCCAACATAGCCGACGCACAAGAACAAGTAAAGAAAATATTAAGTAGAATTTCACAAGAACACCTGATATGAGCAAAATTTTATATGTAAATCAAGCACAGTTGAACGATCCTAATATTGCACCGGTGTTGCCAACTTTGAATTCTTGCTTTGATTGGAAAAGGTATCAGGATTTAATATCTTTAAACCTGCATGCCGGAGCATTTTACTGGCGGACCGGAACCAATAATTTTCCTTTTAAAAATGACTTGATTGATTCCTACGGGTTTAGCGTTCCCACGTATGACCCCAGCTTCGACCTGAGTTTTACCGACATCACCGATCAACTGGCATGTGATTTGCTGAAAACAAAAAAGGACAAACCGTGGCTAGTGCTGTACAGTGGCGGTATAGATTCTACCGTGATGGTGGTAGCCTTGTTGAAAAATTTAAGCAAAGACGAGCTATCAAATGTTGTCATAGCATGCAGCCAACACAGCGTGATAGAAAATCCTAGATTTTTTTATAATCATATCAGACCAAATTTCCAAATCGTTGACAGCACCAACATAATGTTTGGTCAAGAACTTTTACAAAAGTATCATGCATTTGAGGGCGAACCAGCCGACATGCTGTACGGTCCTGGGGCCAAATTGTTGCTGGCCAACGGCAATCAATCCTTGCTTAAAGATTGGCGCCGAGATCCAGACGAATTGTTGCAGGGTCTTAACAGGCTGTGTGGTATAGGAAACAGCCATTGGTATTATGAATTGGCCCGAGAAAATATTGATTCAACAGACATTCCAGTCAACAACTACTATGATTTTTTTTGGTGGAAAGCATTTAATCTTTGGTGGTCTGGTGTGATAATTCAAGGATTCAGCAAATTCCAAAAAAACGATGGATACACTACCTTAGAAACTTTTAGAAACAATTACAACTGCTGGTACAACACTACCGATTATCAACTCTGGGCCATGAACAACCACCTGGATGTACGATACTCAACCAATGTAGCACATAGGAAATTAGGATCCAAGCAGTACATATATGATTTTGATCGAAACGAATATTATTATCATTTTAAAACCAAATCAGCATCGGTAGGCAGACGCCAAAATCTCAAATCTTGGTTTTGCTTGACTGACGATAATCAATCTCTATATCTAGAACGTGACCTTGATCAAATTTTGAGCTTGTTGCCGGACCATATCAATCGGTCATAGATTCAGTCTGATTCCAAATACCATGCTGTAGCGGTCCCGTTCACTGGCATTTTGTCCCACATGCCAGCTGTCATTGGTATTGGCAGCAAAATAACCCAGACCCGAGCCGGTGGGTATCCTTAGAGGATTGTCTCCTTCTTTGGTGGTGTAGACCGTGGTACTCTGTGCTGGATCATCTCCGTCGATAAAATATATCATGCCTTGTAGTACATGCATGCGATCGTCGGTGTGTGGTCGTATGAAATAGCCCGGCGTGTCCTTGGTAAAGATTCCATACATGAAAGTCATGGAATCCATGCGATCAGCTGACACACCCCACAGAGCCGGAAAATGAGTGTCCCACAACTGATCAATCATGCGGCGCTTGAATTCACCGTGTTCCACATACTGTTCGATCTGCAAAAGGGTTGGTTGTGTTACTGTGCGTACACGATAACGAGTGGGGAAACTATTTTGCCCATAACCGGCTTCATCGGGTCGCCAATCTTCCTGTGCCAATTCGGCGACAATTTGGTCATGTGTGGCCGGCAGATCCAATTTGAGCGTGTAGATCCAATCGCGCTGATGTGTAAAGATAGCATTCATGTGCCATATTTATAGACCTTGACAAGTCAGCGCAAATCATGTATAATAGCTTTTTACAGGAGAAATCATGAAATCAAGAATTGACAGTCGCGGTCCCAAAATTGACATGGAACAGTGTGTGAGACAGGCCGGAGGCGGGCGCTACGACATGGTCTTGATTGGTGCGCAACGATTGCGTGAACTCAAACGAGTACACAGGGAAGATGCCACTCGTTATGTCACCTGCGTGGATGCCCTGACTGACATCCAAAACGGCATCGTGGATCTCGAAGATTATCTAGCCAAAGTACAATAAGGAGACATCATGGCACGACCACAACAAACAGCAAGTGAACTGAGTCGCACACTAGCAGGACAATGGAGCAAAAGCGAAAAACGAGCCAAAATGAGTCGCAGTATCATGGAAGCCAATCAACGCACCAAGGCCATCAACAAGGCCATCAAGCAACAGCAGTTCATGAAGTAACAGCCACGGAGGGTTGGCCGAGCGGTTAAGGCAACAGTTTGCTAAACTGTCACTCAGTAATGGGTGGATAGGTTCGATTCCTATACCCTCCGCCAAGATTTTTATCACAGATTTGGCTACAAATAAGTAAAGCACAACATAAGGAAACAACATGGCAGCCAAAGGTGGAAATCAAAAAAGTCGTCGAGCAGATCCAATGCGTACCAAGAATGGTCGAGAGCGCCTGGGTCCTCTTAATGTAGCACAATTAGAAAAACTGCTGGCTAACGCTCGCAAAAAGAATCAGGCCAAAATTGCCCGTAGGATCGCTGTGCTAAAGAGTCGTTCTGGTTACCGAGCTCCCTTGTTGGCAGTAGATGGCATCATGGCCGACACACCGGCCCAGTAAACAAGGCCCCTGTAGCTCAGCGGCAGAGCAACTGCTTTGTAAGCAGAAGGTCCGCGGTTCAATCCCGTGCGGGGGCACCACATAAAGGAAAACACATGCTAATAAAACTAACATCAGCTAGCGATAATCTACTGGGACAGACCATTGGTCTCAATCCTGAATTTGTAGTTTCTGTGCTGGACGGCGAAGTACTGAACGAGAAAAGCGAAAAGGTCACCAGGACCTTTGTATTTTGTCCGCCGCACGGTACCTGGGAAGTGCAGGAAACAGTGGACGAAGTCATAGACATGATCAACAAAGGAACAGTATGAGCAAACTAAGCGACACACTAAAACGAGCACTAGAAAAGAAACAGGGGATCCATCATCCAGAATCTAGTGATACTCCTGCACCTGAAAAGACTGTCAAAAAGGCCGCCACTCCAGTGATTGGCAAAAAGCCACCTACTCGCAGCGCCGGGCGCGGACGATAACATGTTTCGATTCCACGAAAAAATATCGCGCACAGGTTTAAAAATGTTGACCTGGCGAGTGATCATGATCATACAGTATTTCTTTATTGGATACTACACCACCGGCAGTGCCAAATTTGGTGCCGGTCTAGCTGGATTCACCACTGTGGTCAACAGCACCGCATACTTCCTACACGAGCGGGCATGGAATCGAAGCAATTGGGGGAAATTAGGAACTAAATTGTCTACTTTGAAATAAGGTATCCAGCATTGGCAATATAATGATCGACCCCATCAGAACCTGGACGTAAAACTGGTGTGCTAAGTCCTTTATCCACTATTATGTATTTAGATAAAAAGTCATCATATAATTTATAGGGAATATTGTCAATATCGTAAAGTAGTATTTCAATCAGTAAATATTTTAATGTGTAGTTATACATATCTTCAAACACTAACTGTTTGAATTTGGGTTCAACCGAACGCATTACACGATGTGATATTACTAAATCAAATTGAGTAGACGGTCTGGAAGCATGCTCCGAAACAAATGGATCAAATTTAGTAAATTGAATGTTTGGAAATAATTTTTCTAATTTATCAATTGCTAGCCCGTTACCACTTCCATAGTCTAATACAGTTTTTGGGTTTAAAGTTAATAATAGATGTTCTACCGGAGTCTGCTTACTCAATTGAAAAAAATATTGATCGCGCTTGCCATACCAAGAGGTTGTTTCATACAACTGTTGAATTTTTTTCTTGTGTGCTTCTGTGTATAAGGTCAGCATGGTGATTACTATTTATAGACTGTAAATTTATTGGATACTAAACTATGAACCAAGATAAACTTGGATGTTACCGTGTTGGTGAATTGAAATTTTATAGCAAACTAGAAGCCATAGAGATGCATATCAAAACAGGTATTCATCCTCATTGGGATTTTAACGAAGCTGTGTATGGATCATATGATTGGACTGTTGAACCAGATATTTCCATCACCGAACTTTATAAACAACGAGCACAACAAATTCGCGATACCTATGATTATGTTGTCTTGATGTATAGCGGTGGCGCCGATAGTTTTAACGTGCTTAACAGTTTTTTATCTAACGATATTAAAATAGACGAAATCGCATCTTTCACTAATTACAAAGCCACTGGCGACCGTGAAAGTTACCTTAACGCAGAAATTTTTCGTGTTTCTATTCCCTTGGTAGAAGAATTAAAAAATAAATTTACGTGGCTAAAACACAGGGTATTAGATTTAACTCAAATGACCATTGATTTTTTTGGCCAAGAACAAAATAAATTTAACTGGATTTATGAATTAAATTTTATGTTTAATCCTAATGCTGCAAGTCGAGAAAGTCTTCCGTTAAAGGTTAAAGAATGGGCAGATATTATTAATTCTGGAAAAAAGTTTTGTATCGTGTGGGGTCACGACAAGCCCAGATTGAGTTATCAAAACGGAAAGTTTATATTTAGATTTATTGATACCATAGACAATGCCTGCACTGTTAAAAGTATTTCTGGACAACAACCATACACCGATGAACTGTTTTACTGGTCTCCTAGTTGCCCCAAAATTGTTATCAAGCAGGCGCATCTTATTAAAAACTATCTTAATTCTGGCAATGTATCCAAGTTACCATTTGTTAGTACGGAAAAAAGCGACCTAGCATTTAAAACAGTCAATGGTGTGAAGTACTGGCTTAGCAACCACGGAGTCCATAGTTTGATTTACCCAGGGTGGGATATTAACACTTTTAGTCTCGGTAAACCATCAAGTGGGATCATTACTCCTCGAGACTCCTGGTTTTTTAGTATAGACAATCATCATACTATCAAATACAATTACCAAGTTGGAATAGAAAAACTATGGCAACTTGTTCCTGACTACTGGAAAAACAACCCTTCTGATCTAAGTAAAGGTTTTAAAGGCTGTTGGAGTCGAGATTACTATTTAGATCACTAGGTTGACCAAAAACTCCTAATCTACTATAATACTTGTAAAGCATCAAAAACTGTTAATACATACCACAAAGATAGTAGTTGACTAATAATTCTATTTTAAGTATAATGTAGTTTAGAAGTTAATTTTAATCGTTATTTTAAGGACACAGCCCTATGTCAGAAACTCGTACAGTCACTAGTGTGCAGGCCCGCAAGAGCCTACTAAAAGCATTTAAACGTCAACGCCCGGTATTCCTCTGGGGTCCTCCGGGTATTGGTAAAAGTGAATTGGTAGCTGACATCACTGAGGAACTTGGTGGTGCCATGATTGACCTTCGCCTGGGCCAAATGGAGCCCACAGATATTCGCGGCATTCCGTTTTATAACAAGGACAATGGCAAGATGGATTGGGCCGCTCCGATCGATCTGCCCACAGAAGAATTTGCCGCCGACTATCCTGTGGTTGTCTTGTTCCTGGATGAGATGAACAGTTCGGCACCATCTGTACAAGCAGCGGCCTATCAGCTGATCTTGAATCGCCGTGTGGGCAAATATCACCTGCCCAAAAACGTGGTCTTGGTAGCCGCAGGCAATCGTGAAAGCGATAAAGGTGTTACATATCGTATGCCTACTCCGCTTGCCAATCGTTTCATCCACCAAGAAATGAAGTGTGATTTTTCATCCTGGCAGGAGTGGGCTGTAAACAAGAACATCCACAAGGACGTGGTGGGTTACTTGAGTTTTGCCAAGCAGGATCTATATGACTTTGATGCCAAAAGTGCCAGCCGTGCCTTTGCTACACCACGTTCATGGACCTTCGTAAGCGAGCTGTTGGAAGATGAAGATGGTGACGATGACACCATCATGAACTTGATCGCAGGTACTGTAGGCGAAGGACTTGCTGTGAAATTCATGGCACACCGCAAGGTAGCAGGTCGTATGCCCAGGCCCGAAGATATTTTGAGTGGCAAGGAAAAAGAGCTAGAAGTCAAGGAAGTTTCGGCCATGTACAGCTTGGTAATCAGCATGTGCTACGAGCTCAAGGCTGCCATCGAGAAGAAGGTAGCAGACAAAGAGTTCCATGTCATGGCCGATAACTTCTTTGCCTACATGATGAAGAACTTTGAAACTGAGCTGGTTGTGATGGGTGCCCGTATTGCACTGACCACCTACAACTTACCGTTCCAGCCGACCAAGCTGAAGAACTTTGACGAGTTCCACAATCGTTACGGCAAGTATATCTTGCAAGCGTCAAACTAAGGTCATCAGGAGGGCAGTGTGGATTTTACACAGGGCTGTGCTTGCACCGCCCTCCTACCTTTTATATGAATTATAGCATACACGACGCTCAACCAAACAAATATTTTAAGTATATTGTGAGTGTGCAATACATGTTGGATTTCCATCGAGCAAGACAATGGATGAGTGAGACTTATGGATTCAGCGAAGACATTGACCTGGACCAGCCAGCCACTAACCCGCACTGGGCATTCTTTTTGAAGTTCAGCACACACAAGATTTATCTACGTGGTGATGAGGAATTAAACTGGTTCCAGTTACGTTATGGAGCATCCATTGATTAGTAATAGATTTGTACCCAGCACCATGAATTTTAGTCCCAGTTTGATGATCAATGACTGGACCTGGTGGGAAGCCAACGAACGTGAAATCTACAACTGGATGGCCGAACGCTTGCCCAGGGGTATTGAACACCAGCAGGGCATAGTCTTATCATTTGACAACGAGCAACAACGCATGATGTTTCTGTTGAAGTGGGCATGATCAGAGTCAGCACCGCAGACGAAGCATTTAACGAAGCATGGTGTCGTGCCTACCGTGCCTTGCCAGTTGAACCGTTAGAACGGCCTAGACAATATGGTCAGCGTTGGCGCAAAGCCTATCGTTGCAGGGTCGAGCCCGATGCCAGTGCCTGGCCTCATAACTATTACATTTTTGACCGTGATGAAGACTACACCTGGTTCATGTTGAAGTGGGGTTAAATGTCCATAGATCGTAATCCCGAGTTGACTGTTCCAGTCCGAACCTACAGTCACTATGCCGAGTGTGAGCCTTGGTGCATGTGCAATATAGGCGACTGGAACAGGGCCTGGTGGCGTGACTTTCCAGATCTGGCCATGAGTGTGGCCCTGGGCCAGGTGCCACAGCCCGAAACCTATTGGTTTGCTACCGAACAGGATGCGCTCATGTTTCGTTTGAGGTTTGCATGATACAGTTCAAGGCCTGGCCGCCACCTACCTGGACTGAATGCGTAGTGCCTTGGGACTGGATCCTGGGAAATAAACACTTGCATCCAGATGCTCTATATGAATGGTGTGATAAGTACACAAGTTCAGCACGTTATCATGTACATGGATGGCGTAGCACTGAAGGATTTGCATTCCGTTTTGAAGATCCTCGAGACGCTACTGTTTTCAAATTGACCTGGGCCTGTTTATGAACTACTACTACGAACTAGACGAACGAACCGAAAAGGCCTTTAACGAGAACTGGCGCTACTGGTGCTTGTTTAACTGTAGCCCGGCTGACCAAGGTCACATGCCGTTCCATATACATGATGAATTCTTGGCCAATTCCAAGCGGGCCTGGTTGGAAAATGCCAATGGTGTGTACCAAGTACACCCGGCCTGGCATGGACATAGACCTGTAAATCCACATGAGTTTACCCTGATCAAATTGAAATCAAAGACCATCCGGTATGAAAAATGAATACTATAAAGACTCCGCGGCCCGCCTGGACACTATCATAGGCGGTGATACCCAGCACTTTTTACGCCTGCAACGGGTCAAGAATGAGTGGGACGACCTGGCACGTGAAGTGCCCATTGGACAAGGATTCCTGACCTTTGACGACTATGTGCGCGAATACTACGGAGTCAAGTTGCAGTATGATGGTGACAATGTTAGCCTGGCCTATTCGGTAGTGGATGAAAAAAAGCATCTCATGTTCTTGTTAAAATTCAACCTGTGAAGGTCACGGTCAAACACAACTTGATTGTATTTCACAACCCATATGAATGGTATCCGTTGGCCGAGCGTCTGAGGAACGAATATGGGCAGAGTATCATGTTGATTTCGGCCCGTTGCCGTCGAGAACTGGGATTTACTGTGCGTTATCATAAGGGCTTGGCCGAACATGACAAAGACACATGGGAAGTGATGAAAAGCGAAGGATTCCACAATCGTTACCATTATGAGGATCAAGTACACCTAGACTTCTATAATCAAGCTCAAATGAGCTGGTTCGTGCTTAAATACCTAAATAACTAAGCGGTTGACCAATAATGCCATTTCATGTATAATAGTAGTATAGTTAATAATAAGGACAGGTATGAGCACAGCCACTACAGCTAATAAAAAAGAGTCGGACAAGTTCAAGAATCTGTTGGGTCCTACAGATGCCAAACTGGATCGCGAAGTACGTGAGCAGTTGATCACAGCACGTGTGGGCCTCTTGCTCCGTGCACCGTTTTTTGGTAATCTTTCAACTCGTTTGAAGTTGGTCAATGCGGACGAATGGTGTCCTACTGCCGCCACCGACGGGCGTAATTTTTACTACAATAGTCGCTTCGTGGACATGCTCAAACCCAAAGAAGTCGAATTCTTGTTTGGACATGAGGTACTTCACTGTGTGTATGATCACTTTGGACGTAGAGGTGATAGAGATCCTCAGCTGTTCAACATTGCCAATGACTACTGTGTCAACGGTGACTTGAAAAAACACCGTGTGGGCGAATTTATCACCAGTGTTCCTTGTTTATACGATGCCAAGTACGAAGGCATGAGCTCAGAAGAGATCTACGACATCCTGTACGAAAATGCTGAAAAGATTGACATGAGTCAGTTGATCGATAAACTGTTGGATGAACACTTGGACGGCGAAGGCAACGGTGAAGGATCCGGTGAGGAAGGCGATGATGCCAAAAATGGCAAAGGTCGCCCCCGGTACAGCGCCGAAGAAAAACAAAAGATCCGTGACGAAATCAAAGAAGCGGTACTGGCAGCAGCTGCCGCTAGTGACGGTGCAGGTAACTTGCCAGCAGGGGTCAAGCGCATCATTGAAGACATGACTGCACCCAAGATGAACTGGCGTGAGCTATTGCGCATGCAGTTGGAATCCACAATCAAAAGTGACTATACTTGGATGCGCAACAGTCGTAGAGGCTGGCACATGGACGCGGTCATGCCGGGCATGAAGCTGGATCCCATGATTGATATTGCCATCAGCATTGATGCTTCTGGATCCATGCAGGATCGAATGCTCAAGGACTTCCTAGCCGAAGTGGCCGGTATCATGGAACAGTTTCCCAACTATCGTATCCATGTGCTGTCGTTTGATACCGAAGTATATAATCCACAGCAGTTTGACAGTGAGAATCTGGATGACATCACTGGCTATGAGATCATGGGCGGCGGAGGTACCGACTTTGATTCGGTATTCAACTACTTCAAAGATAACGAAATTGAACCCAAACGTCATATCATGTTTACCGACGGTTATCCCAATGGTTCATGGGGCGATGAGCAGTACTGCGATACTGTGTTTATCATGCATGGAACCACTTCGATCGTTCCACCATTTGGACAGTATGCCTACTATGAAGAAGAGAGTCGGCACTGATATTGATTCACTGTGCCGGAATAATCTGCCGTATAAATAGCCTTGTATACTCTTTCAGGAAAATTTATGTCAATAATCGGTGAAAATAATAACGAACTTTTCAAAGATGAAACCATTGGGTTTCAAGATGAAGCAATAAAAACGGCCAAAGGTTATCATTTTGATAACAACCAATGGGATCATAGATATGATACAGCAACAGTCTTGGGCCGATTTGAAGGCGATTGGAAAGATGAAGTGGCCGACTTGGTGGCCAAATCAAAACCACTGACCTTTCATACAAGAGGCGACGAGGATTATGTAGAATATAATCCACCCAGACCGTTTACAACAAAAAAACAAGGACCATTCAAAGATGCAGAGTCTGAATGGTTCAAACGGGTAGGATTTGGCGAGGGTTACTACAACTACGATATAATCAATAAGACAAACCCACAAGCTAGTAGCACTGTTCAAAAAATGGTCGATCGTTTTTGTTTTGAAACTCCTATTGCGTCCACAGTGCATGTGCAACTGACCGGCCAGTGTTTTCCTTGGCACGTAGATATATTCCAACATCGATATAATTTTAAAAAAGCTGATCACTCTCGACTCATACGCATACATGTCATGCTGACCGATTGGCAACCTGGTCACTGGTTTGGATACGGTAACTACACCTATACCGGATGGAAAGCCGGCGATTTTCACACGTTCAACGTGGACAATGTACCACACTACACAGCCAATGCATCCTATCATCCACGAGTGAGTCTCATGGTTACCGGTGTACGTACAGAGGCCACTGATAAATTTTTGTGGGAAGCCATACAAAACAAAACAGTTAAATTATAAAGAGAAATTATCACATGAATCATGTAACAACCTTAGATCGAGTAGTGGTCATTAGAGACGACAAAGAAACAACAACTTCATCGGGTCTTATTATTCCGGATCTAGATCCCTTGGTACGTACTGATACCGGATTGGTAGTAGCAGTTGGTCCTGGCAGAACTACCAAGAACAACGTGGTCATAGAGGTGGCAGTGGCAGTGGGTGATCGAGTCATGTTTGATTCTGGTGCCGGCATCAATGTAAGAACCAATGGCGAAGATCTCGTTGTACTCAAAGAAGACGAAATCATTGGAGTGGTTGAATAATGTTGACCTTTGTTACCATTATGGTGGGGATCTTAAAGATAGCCTGTGCAGTGGCCTTGGTGGCCACAGTGGCTGCCATAGTTGGCATAGCAGTTAGAGAAAATGAAAGGAACAATCATGAATAAATTTAGACAGTGGTACTGGCAAAACGCCACAGAAATCACCTGGTTCTTGACCGGTTGGTTGAGCCTGTGCCTGCTAGAGGATCTTGGTCGCAACAATTGGCTAGGCGTGGTATGGGACACAGCCTTGATAGCTTTGAATTTGGCAGTAAACCGTCGCTGATACCAGATCAATTTAGCCAAAATACCCCTAAATGGGGTGTTTTTATTTTGACCGCTCTATAATCACAGTTAAATATCTGCATGGATAATACAACTCAACCCCAATCAATCACAATAGCCGATCTTGATGTCGTCAAGAAAATTATCGAACTCGCTGCTGCACGTGGAGCATTCCGTGCTGAAGAGATGACCGACGTGGGTGCCATGTACGACAAACTGTCTGCGTTTTTACAAGCAGTGGTAACACAGGCACAACAAGCAGAAACAACAACTGATACAACAGCGCCAGCTGATCAATCTCAAGGAGAATAACATGGCATTTATCAAACACGTAGGCAAGCAAGGAGATCGCAAGGTCAACATCCTGTTTAGAGAAGTTCCAGGAGAAGAGCACATGTGTTTGTGTATCTACCCTGAGACTTTACACGCACACTGGCAGGATGCTGTGCAAAAGGTCCTGGAAAGCGATGTAGGCCAAAGCGCAGAACAGTTTGCAGATGCATTGCATCGCAACTTCTTGCCCGACGGCCGCGCTATCCTACAGACCTTGCACGAAGAGCGCATGATCAAAAAACTGCGCACCAGTGATGTGATCGTTACGCCCAATGGTGCTGCTTCAATCCGCCTGGATGAACTCAACAAGATGTTGAATGAAATGAAGTTAGGCGATGCCGCTGTCAAGAAGTTGGCCGAAAATGATGCCAGCCGTGGTCTAGTAGATCCACAGGTCAAGCGCAAGGCCGAAGCAGAATTCAAAGCCAGCCAAGCAGCCAAATCACAACCTGTACAGACACTACAAGCACCTGCCGAAGGTGCCTTGAGTGATCGTGACATCGCGGCCAACATGGTATTCCAGGCCAAGAAGATGGAACAAGAAGCCAAGGCCATGATTGCCGAAGCTGCACGCATGAAGAAAGATGCACAACGCATGGACCCCAAAGTAGTGGCTCGCGAAGCCACGATTGAGCAACCAGCAGACACAGCCGCACCAAAACGCGGTCGTCCTGCACGAGCCAAGACTGCGGTGGCCAATGCAGATCATTGATACTTTTTTGGATCAGTGGGAAAACATAATTGATGGTGTAAACAAAACAGACGTTCCCCTGGAATGTATCAAAAAGGTTGTAGTCAAACTGGCTGGCGGACGTCAAAAGACCATCAATGTGCATGCGCTGTTGAAGCAGGGACTGGAGCTGGAAGAAATAGAAACCATGCTCACTAGATTTTTTACCGAGCGTGACAGCGAAATCAGAGATGTTGACTTCGTAGTAGATATTTCAGCAGTGGCTGACCTGGTCCAACCCGAAACTGACAAGTTATTAGGCAAACTCTAGATCGCAAGGTCCGGAGTTTTTTGCTATAATTAGCTATGCCAAAGACTGTCTTGCACACATTTACCATGTCGGATGTTGACGATCCATACTTATACGCGGCTTTTCCCTTGTCAGAGTGGCAAAAGACCGAACACGGCCGGTGGGTAATGGAGCATGCCATTGGTGAACCAACCTTTTATTGTAATGCAGATGCCAACACTTACGGATTCCGGGTGGAAGTGATAGGTGATTTGACCGAACAGGATTTGACCTATTTCAAACTAAGGTGGAGCCGATGAAGGCATTGGTAACAGGTGGATTAGGTTTTATTGGACACTATGTAGTGGCCATGTTAGAAGCAGTAGGCTACGAAGTGGCCATCATTGATTCAATGACCACTTACGGTATCATACCCATTGGGGAACTTACACCCTTGTTGTCGGAACGCATGGCACAGTTTAGTACTAGAGATATTACCATAGCTGACATCAGTGAACCGTTTGATCACAGCATACTTGACGGTGTAGATGTAGTCATACACTTGGCCAGCTTTCCGCGGCAAAAAGTAGTGAATCACAATCCACAGGCCGGTTCCAGAGTCATGAGTGAAGGCCTGCTGAATCTCTTAGAGCTCAGTGTCAAGCATCAGGTTAAAAAGTTTGTGTATGTGAGCTCCAGTATGGTTTATGGCGATTTCAACAAGACCTATTTTGATGGTATAAACGAAAGTGACGACTGTAGACCCATGGGTCAGTACGGCATCATGAAGCTGGCCGGCGAGTGGTTAGTGCAGGATTATACACGCCGTACTGGCATGAGCCATGTGATTGTAAGACCCAGTGCTGTGTATGGTCCTAGAGATGTGGAAGATCGTGTGGTTAGTCGTTTCCTGATAACAGCCATGCAGGGTGGTGAAATACAGGTCAACGGTGGCAATGAGAGCCTGGACTTTACCTATGTAACTGACTGTGCCGCCGGCATAGTAGTGGCCGCAGTCAAAACAACCATTGAAAATCGCACTTACAATCTCAGCAGAGGACATGCCAGAACCTTGAGCGAAGCGGCCCAGGTAGCTGTGACCACAGCCGGCGCTGGAACTATTCGCCTGAATGATCCTGATGGTGCTTATCCCAGTCGCGGACAATTAAATACACTTAATGCTCAACAGGATCTTGGGTTTGCTCCCGAAGTCGACATTGAACAAGGTTTCAAGGACTATTATGAATGGCTTAAGAATTCCATTTACGGGATTAAAAAAGCAGTATAACAATCTACGTAGCGAAATCTTGGATGTCACAGATGAAGTGCTACGTTCGGGTCAACTCATGGGCGGTAACTACACCGCTGAGTTTGAAAACTGGTTGGCCCGTAAGAATCATTCAAAGTATGCTGTGACCTGTCACTCGGGTAGTCAGGCCTTGGAAATCATTGCCGAATACTATCGCTTACAAAGCAGTGTACGTCCGCCTAGAGTAGTCTTACCCAGTATGACCTATGTGGCCACAGCCAATGCATTCATGCGTGCTGGTTGGGACCTATGGATTTGCGACACCGATGCCAATGGCATACTAAACAAAGACAAGGTACCACAGGATCTTAGCATACAGGCCACTGTGTTGGTTGGCCTATACGGTGCTGCGGTCAATGCCGATCGCTTCTGGGGCACTGACCTTGTGATTGAAGATGGTGCACAGCACTGGCTCAGTAACAAGTGCAACAGAGTAGGCAATGCCACAGCTATCAGCTTTGATCCCATGAAGAATCTCAATGCCTACGGCAATGGCGGTGCTGTAGTAACCGATGACATAGATCTGTTGGAATATGCTAGAGAATGGATCAACAATGGCAAACCTCGTCATACCAATATAGGCACCAACAGTCGAATGAGTGAAGTAGACTGCGCACAGATGATGATCAAGACCCAACACATTGATGCCTGGCAAGAACGGCGCAGAAACATCTGCCTGTACTGGTTAGGACGCTTGAAAAATACCGGCATCCGTAGCTTGATCACCGCACAGAATTTTGAAACACACGCTTACCACAAGTTTGTGATTGACGTGGATTCGCGTGATATCCTAGCAAGAAATTTAGAAATCAAAGGCATTGAAACTCGTGTACACTACCGCGAGCCCTTGCATGAGCTGACTGCTTATGCAGACTATCACGGACCTGATATTCTCAGTGTGGCAAGCAGTCTAAGCCGACGTGTACTGAGCCTTCCACTGTATCCTGAACTAAGTGACTTGGAAGTAGAATATATTATTGATTCGGTACTAGATTGCGCTTTATCAGTGCGTAGCTAGACAACCAAGCCCAGTCATAACTTTTTTTCAAGGCATCAAAATCACCGCCAACAGCATCGTAGTATTCCACAGCATCTTCTGCACCGCACACACTCCATTCACTGTTTTTTACCGCTCCAGAATCAGTAAGCCACTCACGTAACCGCGATTCATTTTCTATATCGGGCAGACTAGCTTTTAATTTCAACACTTCACGGAATGCTGTACGCCAGGTCATCCAGGGTGTGTCATTGTAGTAGGCTGTTCCGCTCAGGATCGGCACCACTTCGTGTGCATCATCTAGAGTAAAGTCTAGTCCCACACCGGGGTTGGCCAAGACCAAACGACGATTGTAAGCAATCATGGCCTGATGACCATAGGTTAGACCGTTGATGGGATTGCGTGCATGGAAGATATAGTGCTTGGGTTCCTGCAATCTATCAGGTTGCCAGGTCCAGTCAAATGTACCTTCTACACGCAACTTGGCAAATACAGCAAAAAACCAAGGTGTGGTGCTGAGCCTGGCAGCTGCTTGATAGGCTGCCACACGTCCTGTGACTCCTGAGCTACGATGTATACGATTGTTGCTGTTTTGAGTAGTTACATTTAGAAATGCCCAGTTCTGATCAGCACCTGGTTCACCGTTGTCAATAAACACAATGTCTAGTGGTGGTTCCTGTCCACGTGCATAGCTCTTGTCAATGTAAGGATAATCGTAAATCTGCCGACGTAGATGCGTTTTGGCTTCTCTAGGTACTACTGTAACTCCAGCACCACGTGTGAGTGGCACCACAGTTTTAGTACGTTCTTGCCACAAGCTCACTGTGGGTTCAAACACAGTACTACCACCGGTGCTGAACATGACCAATGGTGTGACAAACTCGTGCTCCTGTATAGCGGCCACATGAGTATCGTGTGCATGTTCAACCACTGGCATGGGCTTACGTGGTACCATGATATTCTCTACGAAGTTAAGTCCATCATACCATTCCAGTAACTTGATGTCTTGGCTACGTTCTAAGAATGTGGGTACATGTACATAAAAGGTGTCACCAAACCTTTGTCGATCAGATGCAAACACATGTAGCATGCTCTGTTGCCATTCGCTGGGATGCCAAGTAAAGTTGAAATAGGTATAGTCGCATACACTACTAACTACCCAGGCATACTCTGACGAAGTCTTGCTCAACAGGCGACGTAGAGTTCCTAAATAGTCGCTTACATAGCGTACTGTGTGCTCACAGGCCACATCAACACCTTCGCCGTGGTCTATGCCTAGTACTGCGACAGATTCCTTGCGTTTCAGTATTGGATGGTTGTAATTGGTATCGGTATAACCAGCTGTGGGAACCAGTTCGGTGCCACCATTCTGCTGGTGTTGGCTGGGCCATACATGTCGTTGATGACTCTCCCAGGGCACAGGTTCCCATAAAAAATCAAAGCCCCGATAGTCAGTTAAATAGTTGACCCACCAAAAGTATCTAGTACGACTCAATTCCTTAGCCTGATCCAGATCACGAGCCCATCGCTCGTGAGCAAACAAGTTGGGTTTGGGTCCGGAATAAAATATATCAAACATGATCAGAATCGACGAAATTTATTATAACACATTCTTGCCTCAAATACAAGCAAATCCTCGTGGAGCCATGCACTGGTTTGATCCATTTGGCTCAGTGAGTTTTGAAGATTTGTGTGCGGAACCGGCAGTGGATCATGGGCATGATACTGTCAGGTATCTGTTTTGGGATCAGGAACCGCTACATAAAAATACCACAGATCCAACACTATCTCAGTTTGTTATCAACTTCCCCAAGGGACAACGTCACCTAATAACCAGCGAACAGAACAGTGAATTTGTTGAGCAGGCCTGTGATACTTATGGATTTACTGCCCACTACTACTTCTTTCATGGCTGGGCAGCTTTAGACTGGTTCAGAGGATATGATCGTAGCTTTCTGATTCCTCGTGCCAAACGCCGTTCCCCTGGCAAGACTTTTATGAGTCCAAATCGTATTGTATCTGGCATGCGAGATCATCGTGTGCTGTTTCTTTACAATGTATTTAAACAGCAACTACAACACAATTATATCAGCGCACCCAGGATTTGCCCATACTCAGGCGAAAACATTCTCGAAATCGCCGCAGGTCATGCCAACACATACCCGGACATAAAGGATGTGTTTTCTCAGGTTGAGTTGCCAAGATATTTTGCGGGAGAAGCTCAGCAGGAGATGAGTTCATATCAACTCGGCAACTGGCAGGAGGCCAGTGATAGTCTAGTGTATGTAGCTACAGAAACAGTATACTATGGCCGTAGGCAACATCTGACAGAAAAAACATTCAAGGCCATGGCATTAGAAATGCCATTTATTCTGGTGGCTGCAGCCGGTAGTCTGGAATATTTAAAGAGTTATGGATTCCAAACCTTTGGTGGAATCTGGGATGAAAGCTACGACAACGAAACAGATCCTGTACGCCGTGTAGAAAAGGTCACACAACTACTAAAAGAGTTGGATTCATTGAATCAACACGACCGCCAACACATACACGATCTTTGTGTACCCATAGTCGAACACAATTACGTACATTTTTATTCTGGCTCTTTTGAACGTGTATTATGGAAAGAACTCACAGGAATGTTGCATGACTTTTAAATTCGCTATTCATCCAGGATCGATGCCAAGACGTATGTTGATGAATGCCATGGATGCTCACTCTATACCTTACGAAATACAGTCCATACAGAATAGCATGCCCGGTACTCCATATTTTGTTACCTTTGATACGTTTGACCACAAATATGATTACATCGCTGCCATACCAGATGCGGTATTCGACCGCGATCTTAGAATTATATTCTACTATCACGAGGGTGATCATCCAGGTTTCATCCGACAGCGTCTAGACGATCGTTGTAGGCAACATTCACGAAATATAGATTGTTACAGACTGGTCAGTGCCAATACCTTGGCCGATCAATTGGATCGTTGTTGCTATTTTAATGATCACGAAATGCGGTACTGGTTAGGCAATAGATCCACCCAACCATTGGAAATCCATAATCGTCCCAGACCATTTGAGTTTACAGCACTGAGTCGTACACACAAATGGTGGAGAGCCACAGTCATGACTGATTTAAAATTGCGCGGGCTGTTAGATCATAGTCAATGGAGCTACAATACACTGTTGGATCTAGGTCAGGACAAGGAAGTTGATAATCCCATTGAGCTAGGCAAAATTTTTAACTATCACCTGGATCAATTCATATCGGCCGGGCCTTACACTTGCGATGACATGGACAGCGATAGTCATAACAACCATTCGATTCTGGTTCCAAAACATTTTACTGAGTCCTATTGTAGCATAGTGTTGGAGACTTTTATTGATATTGAAAATTCAAATGGCACTTTCCTGACCGAAAAAACTTTCAAGTGTATCAAGCACGGACATCCATTTGTATTGATAGCACCGCCGGGCAGCTTACAACTTCTGCGCGACATGGGGTATCGTACCTTTGATCATGCTATAGATAATTCTTACGACTTGATAAAGGATCCTACCGAGCGCTGGCTCAGTATTGCCAAAACTATTGAAAAATTACAGGCCCAAGATATGCAGGTCTGGTTTGAATCGTGCAGAGAAGATCTAGAACATAACCAACAGTTATTCTGTGACAGCAAGGCTGACAGATTAAATACCCTTATTGAAAGACTACAATGATCAACAGCTATACATCCTGGCAACCACTTGAAGAAGTCATAGTGGGGCGTGCCTACACACCGGACTACTTTGACTTTATTGACAATGCGCAGGTACGCAATCAACTGCAACAGATCCTAAATGAAACTGCCGAAGATCTAGATAATCTACAGCGTACTATTGAAATCTATGGTGCTCGGGTGCGTAGACCTAATCTGATGGATCGACATCAATTTCAACAGAGTCAGTTAGCAGGACAAGGTGCTCCATTACCTCCTCTTACTCCTCGAGATTGGCAAATCAGTTTAGGACAAAAACTCCTACGGGTACTTCCCATGAAAGAACTGGACGATATTTGCAAGGACTATGCCGATCAAGTGGTCAATCCACACGGTGCTGATTGGGATCCTGGCTGCATATTAAATGGTGCAAGTGCATCGTGCATCGTGCGTGTAGGACGCGATGTGTTTTTTGACAACAGTGATTTTTTGCGTCCTGATCAAACACGCTGGATCGTAGACAACTGCTTGGGTCCAGAGTACAGAATACATGAAGCTGTGACCGACGGTCATGGGGATGCTGTGTTTGCCATACTCAAACCCGGAGTAATTCTTTCAAGCAAACACGACATGCATCTGCATCTAGCAGAAGACTTTCCTGGTTGGGAAGTGTTGAAGATCTGGGATAGCAGTATCTGGGCTGCTATGGAAGTGGGCAAGTTCAAGTATGAAGAAAGTCCCGGTGCCTGGTATGTGCAGGGGCAAACACCTACTCCTGAGTTTACCACCTTTGTGGATACCTATCTGAACAAATGGACCGGCTTTGTGGCCGAAACAGTATTTGATGTCAACTGCCTGGTGTTGGACGAAGAAAATGTGATTTTTAGCGCCTACAATAAAAATGTATTTGATTTTTGCAAACGACATAGAATCAATCCCATCATCAGCGAACTGCGTCATAGCTATTTCTGGGACGGTGGCATTTCGTGTTGTACACAGGATCTGCGCCGCAGCGGCGGATTAGAAACTTATCTTTGATCTCAAAACAGTGCGGGCCATAGTAAGATTTTTCAAAGAAAGTCATCAGCGTAGTCCGCATGTGTTCTGGCTGGATCTAGCCAGTACCATACTGACCATGATAGCCAGTCTCAGCTTGGCTATCACAGCCCGAGCACCACACATGGAATATATCTATCCCGGCTACTTCCTGGGCAGTTTGATCAGCATCTATACCGGTTATCGTCGACACAGCCCCTGGACTGTAGTCTTGTGCAGTTATTTCTGCGTGATGAACATTGCTGGATTTAGTAGGGCCGCTGGTTGGATCTAGCTCAACTGCATACAGTTATACCGTAAAGATCCTGGAATCTATCAGCGTCGCTGCGATCGTTAACCATAGGCTCACCTCGAATATTAAGGCTAGTATTAAGCAGGATAGCACAACCGGTTTTCGCATGCCAGGCCTCTAAGAGTTGTCTAATTCCGCTATCATCCGGCGGTACAGTTTGTATCCTACTGGTACCATCAACATGGGTAATAGCAGGAAATAGATCAGGACGCCTGCAACGACCGACGACCTGCATATACCTAGTGTCACAGAAACCACTAGGGATATCAAAATACTCATTAGCATACTCCTCCAAAACAACGGGAGCGAACGGTCTAAATTGTTGTCTACGTTTGATGGCATTTACACGATCCTTTATATCTGATCCTCGGGGGTCTGCGAGCAGACTTCTATTTCCCAGGGCTCTGGGTCCAAACTCGGCCCGACCGCTAGCGACACCGACGATTCTATCACTGAGTAAACGATCAAGGCAGGCGCTGACAGGATACGTTCCTGGGATGTTTGTGCCAAGGTACGCATTTTGCCAGTTGATCCTGCCTCCGTAGGCCAATGCGGCAGCGCCAAGACTGCTGCCACCGTCACCAGGGCAAGGCATGATCCAGATATTTTCAAAATATTCATTTAAGTTTCGATTGGCCAAACAGTTGAGTGCAACACCGCCCTGATATACAAGATTACGACTCCAGCCAAAGGCTCGGGCACGTTGCATAACCTTATATATCTCTTCTTCAAGAATAACCTGCGCACTAGCAGCTATATCCACATCTCTAGCTGTGGGCAGGAACATGTGATCGATTCCTACATGTAGATTTTCCTGCAACAGGATCTGCATGGTATCTGTGTGCCTAGCTTCGCCATAGGCACTCATGCCCATCAGTATGTATTCATCTTCCATGGGTCTCAATCCCACACGTTCTGTGATGGCGGTATAGAATAATCCTAGGCTATAAGGATATCGCTGGCGCCATAGGATATCATACTGAGCTTGGCCATCTACATAGTGTGCGCCCCAAATGGTTATGGTATCCCATTCGCCAATGGCATCAATCACGACCACCGTGGCTCGATCAAAACTACTGGTTTGGAAACCAGCAGCCGCGTGGCTCAAATGATGACTGTGTGTTGACACAGGAACATTATCAAAAAAGCCATCCAGCTGTTGATCTAGCACTTGATGGGTAGTTAGCTTGTTCCACTCAATGCCTTGTCCTGAGTACAGTTGACGCAACTGTTTTTTCCAAGGTGTTTCATAATAAGCAATGTGATCAATATGGCGCCCTTGTGCTAGATCAAACAACATGTCTACATTAAGATTGGCATCATTTTTGATTTTACTATAGCGTTCGGCATGACCAGCATACACTATGTTGCCGCCAGCATCAATTACTGTAGCAGCAGCGTCATGAAAACCGGCACTGATCCCTAGGATATTCATTTGTAGATAAAGGGATCTCTTTTACGTAGTTCTTTTAACTTGCGACGATAACGTATTTCTAGCATCACACGGTTATAGATATTTTTAAACCATTGCACGTTGCTTCTCCTCTAGTATAGGATCAAACAAAGGCAAAGCACAAAAGGTCACTGTGTCTTTGGGTATGACTGTGGCCCGACGAAAAGCCACAACTGTTTCCAAGTTATAGTAGTTGTACCTTGTATCAATTGCTTGTGTCCATTTGAGTCCAGTTCCAATACCGGTGCCATTTACTATGTCATAATTGGGTTCAACGGTACCAGCAAATTCATTCCAATCAACAGGCCAATCCATGAGATACGGCAAAATCAATAATCGCCAACCTGGTGCCATGCGGGCACGCCAGGGCCAATGTAGAAGTCTGACACCATACTCGTATGGACTGAAATCACCTGGTGCCCACTGTCCACGTTCACCACGGTTGGCAAAGCGTGTGCCGTACAGCATGTCAGGGTGCAAGCGACCACGATTGAAATATGTATCGTAGGTATTGACTTCTTCTGGTAAGGGGATGGTGAATCCCAAGTTAGCCAGGCCTCTGAATCCCAGACAGTTGCGTATGGTTTGCTGATCAGCTATGTCAATTTCGGCCTTGCGTGCTTTTTGTGCTTTGAACCAGTCTGGCATGTGATTTTGCATGGCTGTGGGTGCCGGACAGTTCAAGTACTGTATGGCAGGATCTGTACTGTACTCCCAGGTCAAGTAGTCGTTTACATATATATCATTCATAACAGATCCATTTGTTGTTGAGCATATCTGGGATCATTCCAGTGATATGTGTATTCTGCTCGGGCACTACTAGTGCGTATCTCGGTTACATCCAATCTGGAAGCCAGCATGTTCCATATTTGCACATAATCTTCTGTTCCAAAACTGCGTATCAAATTTACCTGGCCTATCTGCGGATGACCAATGGTAAGGGTTTTGTCTTCAGGATCAAATCCATTGGTTACTAACCATTCACGAAATTCAGCCAGTTGGCGGATTTGCCAATCATGTGCTCCAGGATCTCTGGCCCATTCAATGTCAAAATCGCCAGCAGCTTCGGTTTGATTTTTCAAGGTAGTTGTTGTCAACTCGTTGATCCTACTGTCGCGGCCTTCGTCCTGGAACACTTCCCAGTGATGCTTGCCTACGGCCTTGTTGACTCCTACATATACTCCACCCATTTTCCGATTGATTGTTTCAATTCCAAACAGTTCATAATCGGCTTCGTCCAATACAAAACGTGGAGCATTTAGCCAACACATGAGTTGACTGGGTCTCATCCATTCGGGTGCGGTGTGTTTCTTGCGCCAACTCAAGGCCCAGCTTTCAAATTCATGACACAGGAGATTCAGTTGTCGTATGTGCCAGCGCACCGATGCATCTGCATCACGATAAAAATGACTTATACGTCCGCTGACACCTTGAAGATCTTCAAAATATCTGTGAAGATGATTGAACCGTTCGCGTACAATGTTCATGTCATGGTCCATCACAGTATCCAACGTAAACACATCATCAATGGTATAACCTATATTGGCTGAATTTATTTCGGCAATTGAATTGTTGATTTGACCACAAAGATAATCACCGTTTCTTTCAGAATCAGGAAATCCCATGAAACAGTAGTTTTTTTCTAAATGATATTGGTCACGTATCAAATCATTCAAGGCTGCCAACCATTTACGACTGAGACTGCTATCCCATACATTGATGTAGATGGTGAGATCTTCCAGATCTATTTCTACAACATCAAGTAACGATTGATTCATACCATGCACCAATTTCTGGGTCTTGCCCTAGGATGTCCGCAAGAGTAAATGAATCTCCACGGATAGATTCTAATTGTAACACACGACGCTTGCCTCGTGCAAGAGATTCGGCAAAGGTATCAGGCCATTGCTCCTCAAATGTCGGACGACATTTGAGCTGTAGCAATATATCTTGCATAGCTCCTGAAGTTTCGGTTATTAGACTGTCTACAGTTTTGTCTAATAACTCACGTGGCAAGGCCAATGGACTTAGGATTATGTCTGGAGTAAAACTGAATACTACCTTGGCCAGGATGTCTACGCCGAAGTCGGCGGCAAGAGACGTAATGTTGGCGACTTCAAAGAGTCCTGGTAGCGTAAGAGTAAAATCGATTCGCCATTGGCGGCGGTTCTTGGCCATGGCAACGCCTCGGGCGAAATTATCTCGCCATGCACTGTAATCAAGTCCGGTTCTGATGTATTCTCCTGTGGCTCCGGTTCCGTCGAGACTGGCACAGATTTGATAATCCCGTAGATGAGCCAAAATGTCACTATAAAGGTCACAACCCCTGTAATTAACCCGGCTAAGATTTGTGTTGTATCTAGCATAAACGCGATCTCCGTCGCCTAATTCAATAATTCTTTTCATGTATCGCCAGTGCTGTTCATACATGAGCGGCTCTCCACCTACCCAGTACACTTCTTCTACACGATGTTCTTCTACTGCTTGAGCGAATTCACGTTCAATCTGACCGTCTTGAAAAGTACTTATCTCAGATCTGATCTCGGGGCGCATCCAGTTGTTTTTTGAATCGTCCCAGTTGATCATGTCATGCTGTCGCTGTTCGGTTTCCCACGCAGAACTCAGCATGTCACCACACATGCGGCATTTGAAATTGCACAGGTTACTGAATCTATAGTCCCAGGAAATTGGCTTGACTGTGGTAAAACCTGTAGCATCTGTGGCCTGCATGGCGGACTCATAACGGTCGCCAAACATTCTGTTAAAATAACTACGATAAACATCAGTATTCAACAGTTGATTGTTGCATACATCACACTCGGGTAGAGTTTCACCGGCCATCATTCTACGACGAACACTGCGCATATGATCGCTGTTCCAATGCTCGTCTAATGTGATAGGAATATACTGCCCGGTACCTGCGGCTGTATCTATGTACTGAGCAAAATTCTGCGCAGGTTCACGCGATGCACAGCACATTCTGCGTTCGGTTTGTGGACTTAGATACGTGTGAGTCCAAGGTGCCATACACAAGGTATCAGGTTTCACTTGTTGGTCCAATTGATATATAGGGTTTTTCTGTAGGACACATGGGCCACTTCGCCAATCATATGATGCAAGATCTTGTTGCTGTTGTGTAACATTATTCCATGATTTTTGCGATATTCAACAAAATATTCTGCGTCATCTTCGTAGTATTTGGTGCCCATTTCACCATGGCCCCAGGTGTCAAGATATACGATGATCACATTATGTACATTTTCAAAATCCACATGGATAGTATTTCTGTAACCAGGGTAATCTCTCCATAGTTCTATCGAAGAAGATTTTGGCACATCAAAACAGGCCAGTATGCGTTGACGCAGTTCGGTGTTGGCCAATAACAACACATGTCGATCAGATCCAGATAACGGTGTCAGCAGTTCCGGAGCATCATCAGCTGTCTGTATACGGGTAGGTGTAAATGTATCTACTAGATCGATTATTTCCTGCAGGAGATCATCTGGAAATACATCACACAGTCTCGCCCCATTGGGGGACAAAGGTTTGATGTGCATGTTAATCTGGTCCCATATAATTGATCATGTGAGCGAATTCTGGTTCCACCTTACAGAGATTTTGACCACGTCGGCGATCCAGATTGGCCATTTCTCTACGCATGTTGAAACCGTCTAGACTGACACCGCCCAGCATGAAATCAATGATGCGATCAAATTCCTTACGGTCCTGCGGATTGACCCGAGCCAGGCGCAGACGTTGTGCGATTGTATACTTGGCCGATTCTGGCAAGGTGCTGATACTAAAGTAATAGGCTTCATGCATCATGTTCCAGTAGACAAAATCAAACTGTTGTTGCTCAATCCAGTGACTTAATTCTTCAAGATAGCATACATTAAATACATTCACCGTGGCACATACCTGTAGTTGTATGTTGTCACAACGTCTGCGCATGTCTTGGAAACGTTCAATGTTGGCACACACTTCGGTCCATTGAGCATTGCTACGTTGGTATTCAAATCTAGCACCCACATCGTCGATGCTGAAAGCTATTTCCACTGTTTTAAAATAGCGCCAAATTTCTTCAGCTTGCTCAGGCCATTGTGTGCCATTGGTGTTGTAATGTATTTCTATATTGTGAGCTATGCCGCGATTGATCAAGCCCTGCAACATGTCAAAGTGTTCTTGGATCATAAATGGTTCGCCACCGGTGAATTCAATGTAGCGTATTTGATCTGACACTTGATCTATTTCAGTCCAGAATGTTTCATTTTCTCTAGGCCATGCACCGTTGCGTAACATTTGATAATGAAAACTGGTTTTCTTATCTTCACCGGGTTCCAAATTGGCCAGTTCTTCTATGGCAAATGTACTTGAGCTCCATGATCCACAGATACGACATTTTAAATTGCAGATGTTGCCCAGCTTGAGATCTAAGAACATGAGTGGTTTGGCATCTGCGGTCCATTCTGAATCGTCAATCATGTGCTTGAGTCGATCCAGGGTATGCATACGCTTCGATGTACGGCCACTACGTTCTTCACGCCAGCATTTTCTACAGGTCTGTGGCTGTTCACCGGCTAGGAACTGTTCACGTAGATGTCGCATACTGGCGCTGTCCTGTATGCTACTGAATTGTGCGGTGGCCAGATTGAATTTTTGTCCAGACTCATCTACCAGTTCATCTTCGGCCAGGCAACAAGGACGTACCGTGCCAACAGGACTGGTTTCCAAGCTGATCCATGGCAGTACGCAGAATCGATCGTGTGGTATTTTCATCGGAGCGGAACTCGTTTATCTTCAGGACGATATTGAACAATGGCCTCCAGCTCCGGAACCACACTCAACAAACTTTCACTGCGGCTCCAATCCAAATCGTTGACTGCTTGCCAAAAATTCTTCAACAAGTGACTATTGTCTTGGGCCATCATGAATTCAATCGCGCCGCGGAATCCACCTACAGCACGCTGTATGGTGTCAAGGGGTTCAAGCCATGCTATGTGTGCTTCAAATTCGGCTTTGAATTTAAGTTTTAATTCCATGGGCAACATGTCTATACGATAACTGTCAGGACCTTGCAGTATGTTTAAATTGAAATCCTGCGCCCGGATATACCCGGATTCCACCATGTAGCGATGGAATCGGGTAAAATTCCAGATATTCATCATGCTGAGCGTAGGACTGATCATAAAATCAATATGTGGACATTCGCGTTTCAAGTCACGTATATTCTGTTCAACTTGTGCCCAGTCGGTGCCCGAACGTATGATGCCGGCTCGATCACCCATGTCGTCTAGGCTGGCTGCCACGCATACATTAGGAAACTGTTTCCACAGATCCAACACACTTTCCTTTTTAAATTTCAATTCAGTTAGATTGGTATTATAGATCAATCCAAGATCGGTATTGCCTTTTTCAATCAGCAGTTTTAGGATACGATTGTGTTCTTCCATGATCAAGGGTTCGCCGCCGGCGAAATATATCTGTGTTAAGTGTGGGATATGCTCCTGCATCTGTTCCCAGATATCTTCATCGTGCCGTCCGGCAAATGATACACGTGGTCGTAGTTCTTTACCCCACAGCTTGACATCATCATCATACCAACGACTGCTGAATATAGAGCCACAGCTGCGACATTTTAAATTGCAGATGTTACTAAAACGCACATCCCAATAGTGCAGACGCATGTCAGGTAAACTGCCGTCGGCACGGGTTTCGTCTACTTCAGCAATATAGTGTCCAAAGTTTTTGTTTGAATTGTTTCGCATGCTGGCAAAACCAGCGGCTTCCTGTTCATAACAGTCGCTGCATTCACGACAAGGTTTTTCTTCCAACATGTTTCTGCGCATTTCACGCATGCCTTCGGCATTCCATACTTCACGCATGGTCTGTTGTTTAAGATCACCCACTGGGTATTTGCCATTTGCCAAACAGCAAGGATAAGCGCGACCGTCGGGCCAGGCATGCAGATGTATCCAAGGTAGTATACAAAAATGCTCTGACTCCATCAAGCGATGCTTCTGCTTGTCGTCTAGCTCATCCAGTGCTATGTAATTAGGCACTCGATCCATCCAGTTGTATTTTCCTATAATCTTGCTCACAGTGTATGGTACCAATCTTGTAGTTGTGCGAATGTTTTGCTAAAGTTTTTTCCTCGACGCTGATCATATTGCTTATAAAACTGCTTGAAGTCGTTGTGCAGTTTGGGCATTTCAAACGCTTCAGAATGTGGCGTCTTGACCACATCAAGATAATCAATAAGTCGTTGTACATGATTGCGTTCATGTTCGTGGATCATGTCATCGGATCCCCACTGATCCAGCCAGGCCTCTAGCTGTTGCTTGTGCCGGGTGCGTATTACATCGGGCAAGACCAAGGCGCTTTGAAAGCTAGGGAATCTGAGTATGTTTAGAGTGAAGCTGGGAAAGTCTCGACCATATTGATGTTTCCAACGCATGAATACTGTCAGTAGGTCGGGCAAGGTGTCCAAGCACAAGGCATTGATGGTGCACATGACGTGCAGGCCACGCAGACGATCACTGTCCATCAATTTGATCATGTTCATGACCCAAGCACTGTAATCAAGCCCGTCTCTGATGTATTCAGCCTGGACTCCAACACTTTCCTGGCTGGTGTATAGATCCAGTTCTATCCCTTGGGTGGCAGTCAACAAGCGATCTAGATCCACGCCAGGACCTAAATTTGAGTTGATGGCTAGTCGTGTAGAACTACGCCCAGGGTTATTTTGAAACCAGTCAATCAGCTTCCAGGTATCACCACTCATGAGTGGCTCGCCACCAGTGATCCTTAGTTCTTGGAGTGTTTGATGGAGGTCTGTTTCCCACCACTTGAAAAACGCTTCAACATAGGGATTTGTTTCGCCAAAGCGGTATAGTTGACTAGTATCGTGAGCATGAGTAAAGTGGCCACGCCCATCAGACACCAGGCCGTCATAGGCGCCGTTGGATCGTATGTCACGAACCCATGTGCTACTGAAAGCAGGGTTACAATAGCTACAAGCGAATTGGCAAGTGCGATCGAACGCGATTTCAAGCGTGCGAAGATTGACATCTTCTTGGTGTGGTTTTTGATATGCTTCATTTAAGGCCTCCAGAGGGTAAATTCGACTTTTGTACACACGGTCACTCACAGCATCGCGACCCATGTCTTCGATTTTCCAACAGTATTCGCAACCTTTGGGACGGTTACCCAACTGCATGTTCAATCGATCTATTTTCTTCTCTACTGTGTTGTGTATGGCACTGGGACGGGTTTTGATTTCCTCTACGTCAATGGCATGTGCCGGTGGATGATGACAACTTGTGGTCTGACCAGATCCCAACCAGATAGTGGCATTGTACCATTTGGCCGCGCAGAAGCTGGCACTTTTTGGGTCTAAGACCTGTTGTTTAAACTCTAAATCGTTCACGTATAAATTTTTCAAAGCGTTGAGGAAATTCGGCACGGACCTGTAGCCGCATGTCTGCGAGATGTTGCTTGTTGTATTTACACACATCCTCGCAGGCTGTAAGGAAACTGGCCAGATCTTGCTGACACAGATCTCGTATCACTTCGGCACATCGCACTACACGAACATGATTGTCGGCTATGTTATCAAAAGATTCATCTATCACATGTCCAAACGTGCGGAAACCCAGTTTGTGTAGATCTCTATAAAATCCACAATTGGCCACAGCAATAAATGGATGACCAATGGCTATGGGTTTCCATATTTTTTCTGTCCGGAAACTGTAAGGATATCTATGCACTGTTTCGGTGACCACGCTGAAATATGTGTCCTGATAAGGACGAGCCTTGAGATATATTTCTCCCCAGATTCCGCGGAACAGTTGATTTTTGATCAGTCCCACCGAGACTGTGGTATCGACAGTCGAATCAAACATGTCAGGTTCATAACCGGCCGGTAAAAGCTGTATTGGGCCGTTGCCACTATCCAAATTGGTCCACAAGGCCTGATCCAGTACCGGTCTCAACAGGTCTATCATGTAGCGTCTATGATCGCGTTGTCGTCCATTCAGGAACAGGAACTTATAAGGACGATCTGTAGAATATTGATCCTGATACTGTTGCACTGCTTCCATGTTTTCCACATAGTCATACAGCTTGGGCAAAAAACTTTCATACAACAGATGCGGATACTGTGCAGGGATATCACCGCCGGTGATAACTGGAATCTGCCCTTGCTCAAGCAGATCCATCACTTTCAATCCAAATTCACAGTGAGTAATCACAGTTTCGGACCCTTCGGCTGGATTGCTAAAAACTACATCTATAGTTTTATTTCGCACAAGATCTACGATGAGATCGCGATTGGCATTGAACTGCTGTCGACCAATCACATATACTGCGCCTGGCAAAATTTCGTGTTGCGATAAATCCCAAAATTCTGCATCAATCCAAGGTTGTATTAGATCAGATATTTCACTAAAGGTGTCTACTACCAGCTTACGATTGCCTAGCATAGTATTCGCACTCCTTCCACCAGGCAGTCATTTCTGGAAAGGTCTTTAAAAAATCTGTGCCATGTCTGCGATCGGCTTCGCTAAAGAATCTAAAAAAGTCGGCCTTGTTGCGTTGTAAGTATGCAGGCTCTAACTTTTGTCCATCACGCATCCAGGCTATGTCGCGATCCAGTCTGGCTATCTCGTAGTCTTTGAATCCATGAAAAGGATCGTCCTCGCGTTCAATTTGACGTATCATCCAGGCCCAGAGATATTCCAACTGTTCTGCATAACTTTCAGGCAGTAGCTGTAAACTTTGCCAGGCAGGCTGACGAAGTACAGGAGTGTCAAACCAAACACGTTGATAAGTCTTGCTGTACAGTTTGCGCAGGCCTAAAATACCAGCAAACAGGCTACTGAGATTGGTCACACTCAGATTGTTCATGGTCACAATAAAAGTAATGCTGTTGCGACCAGGAATCTCTGTTAGAAATTGATTAACGCGATCCCATAAGAGATTAAAATCTAAACCGTGACGAATATATTCAGCCTGCGACCCCCACGAATCCAAACTTACATACTGCATAAAATGTTCGATCTTTTCACCCTCACACAGTTCTTTCACATGGCCTTTGTATTTTTGCCACGACTTTTCATCCACACTAAAATTACTAGTCACATCCAAGTGTAAGTTGGGTTTAGGGTTGGCCAACACATAGTCAAACACACGATAGGTATTCTTATCCAGCATGGGTTCGCCGCCAGTCATGCGGAAATGTTCTAGTTCTGGATACAGTTCAGGCCACCAAGACCAAAATGCATCAACGTAGGGATTGGCGTCACGACTAGGTATAGGGCGATTGCGACCAGTAAAGTGACTGGGATCATTGTGTATAGTGCCAGTAGGATATCCTCCCCACTTATCAACTTCTGCTTGCCAAGTTGAGCTAAACTGCGGACTACAGTAACTACAAGCCAAATTACAGGCGTGATTAAAATTAACTTCAACATAACTAGGAACAACATTTTCATCTCCTGAGGAATTCATTATTGATTCAAAATTTACGGCCGCCCATGGCTCGCCCGATCTGTAGTGTCGATCACTTAGTTTGCCATTGTCCTCCATGCTCCAGCAGTAGCTACATTCTGCAGGACGTTCTTGTTGCAACATGATCTTGCGTTGTATTTTTTTGTAGGGTGTATTGTGCAGAATACTAGGATCGTTGGCCAGCGACTCAGTGGGTATTTCATGCAAGGGAGGATGGTAGCAACTGTTGTTGAGTCCGGTAGTTAAATGAAGGCTTACCTGTTTCCATTTGGCCAGGCACATGGCCGGACCCAACAGAGCCTGCATGTCCTCGGCACTGCTCAGAAATTTAGATTTGAAATCTGAAGTGATTTCATCACCCTTGTTTACCATCCTTCTTGACTCCTGATCACATCAATTTCTTTGTCCATAAAATGACGGTTTTGCCAGTTACTGCGATAATGATGTTTGAAGAAGGCGCTTTCTTTCTCCAACATCATGTTGATGGGCAGACTCAGTTGTGTGGTAAGATCCTCGGCCACACGGCCAGCAAGTAGTTCTGGATTAGAATTTTCCACCGTTGTCCATAATTGAGCCAGAGTATCAAAGTCCTGCACCTGTTTGTAGTCCCAATCGGTCAGCATGGTCATGTAGGTGCCCATACGTGATCCTGCGATAGCCCAGATGCCATTGTCTACATCGCGTCCTACATTGTGCCATATGGTCAAGTGATCAAGATTGCGATGATGTACACGATCTTGGAATTCTGTTACTGTGGGGCGTGCGCCTTGATTCAAGCACATCTTCACTCCTTCACGGAAGCCAGCACGCCAGGCCTGGAAAGCAGATCCGTTAGGGTAAGTGGTACTATAACAGTTGTACATGGCATGATAATCTGGATAGAAACAGAACTCCACATCATTGGCCGCAGAACCGTCTGTGTTTTCATGGGTACGCATGGTGGCCACGAACTCTCGGGTCCAGCATGACAGTCCGCCATTGCCGTACATGAGTCCATTGATGATGTTTCTAGCACGCCAACGAAATACAGCACGGTGCTCATGGGCACCTTTGAGTACGATACGTTGATTGAAAAAATCTTCGTCAGGAATGTTGTCACCGTCGATCAAGATGAATCGCTCAGTTGTACTCATTTCAGCTGCGGCCTTATGTGCGGCGTCTGATCCTTTGATGCCATCTACACGTCGTGCCCAGGGCACCATATTTTTGATACGCACCCAAGTTTCTTCCTTGTTGGGTTCATCATAGCTGAGGTATATGCAATCCAAATCGGCTACGTCTATTCCTGTTACTTCAATCATTGTAAACTCCATTTGATATGCGGTTCTGACTCGTTGACCATGACACAGATGTCTTGTGGGTGACAAGCTGTGCCTTTCCCATTGGGACGAAGTTTGTGTATTGTACTGGTTTTGATAAAGACCAATTTTCCTTCAACCACGCGACAGTTGGTTGGACCAGCTCTAAATATTTCTGGATCAACGTCTATGTAATTACCGGGTAAATCTTCCATACTGTAAAATAACACATCGCCCAGTTCGTTGTAGTATAATCTATAGATAGGATCATGCACATCTGGCGGTACATATTGTGACAAGGCCAGCCAAAAATTATCATTGGTACTATTGCTCATTGTTCCAGTCCTTGACATGATAGTGCACCAGACCCCATTGGGCGATAGTGTTGATCCTGAAAGGATCGTTTTCCCAGACCAGTTCGTCAGTCCAATTTTCAGAGACAGTTCCTATCATATTTTTCTTCATGTGTACTATGGTTGGACCCAATCCTGGCGGCAAGGTCACTTGATCTTCGCCAATGATAACTGCAGCCATGGCATAGACCACATCGGTGGTGGCTTCTAAATCTGGAAATTTCAACAACACACGGTACTGTTGCCAATTGGTAAAAATTGTACGCACCAGATCAAAAAAATCCTGTGCTGTTTTACTACGGCGCCAATAGGTAATGGCATTGTAAACGTCTGGCAAACTGTTATGATCAAATATCTTGCGATATAAACGAGACTGGCCTGGCGTGTCATGATAAGTCCGGCAACCGGTACTGATCACTAGATCTCTGCGTTCAAACAAGGTCCACCAATGATCAATTGGGCTGGCGCAGAGCATGTCCGCTTCTAACTTGATAGTCTGTCTGTAGGGACTAATCTCAAACATTTGCCAATCGTTAGCGAATCCGCCCAGATCTCCATGTGGTAATTGATCAACAGTCACTATGGATATGTCAGCCAGCGGATGATGCTGTAGTATCGAGTCAGCCAGGCGCCTGGCGCAGGTCACATATTGATCGCCAATGGCCGGTATCAAGTATCCACGTTCAGCTAGCAAGGTCAACAATGGCTCCTAAGTGTCCTTTGCCCATGGCATGAAAATCATGTGTCAGTTTCATCCAGCGTGGACGAGATTCTTGATCAGTCCAGTCCACACGATATTCATCTGGACCTGTCTTGGTCAGTTTGTGTTCGTGTGTGACTGTGGCCAATTTCCAAGGAATATCAGCATGATTCAACACATGCCCGTTGACCATGCCTAGTGCTATACTCAGGGCAAAGTCGTTACGATACGTGGTACGAGATATGCCGTACAAGCTACGATAATGATCCCAGTGTTGGCGTACCATCTGCATGCTTTCAAATATCAATTGGGCCTGTTCACTGCGGCGGAACATCATGACTGTGGCCCACCACATGGGCATGCGATGATCACCAAAAGTATCCAAGTCTTTAAAAGTTTCTTTGGCTGTGACATCATAAGCGGTACGATGGGCAATAAAATCTATATCTGCTTCTAGCAAGGCCTGTAGCTGGTTGCTGGCCACCACATAGTCGGCATCCAGCACCAAGGTACAATCCCATGGTGACAGATTATAGGCATCTACACGATTGACATTGTACCAGGTGACCTGAGACGGTAGGTCCTGGAAGGTTCTAGTTGATCCAGCAATCGGTTCTACATCCTGATTGGTTATGATTCTGGTAGGTATGCCAAGATGCCGTTCAATGTTGCTGGCTGACCAGCGAGCCATGGCTTCGTAGTCAACATGTTCGTTATTAAAAGCAAAGATTAACGCACCTGTGGTCATCGGTTACTGTTCAAAGTTTCATATTCAACCAACCAGGCATTGAGTTGTTCTTGCCAACGTTCAAGTACCTGCTCGTAAAATTCTTCAGCATTGACTCTTACCGGTGTTTCATACAGATCTAGGATCACAACATCACCACTACAGCATTTTAATAGAGTCAACAGCTCTGGTCCGGCCTGCCACATGCCTCCGGCATGAGCAAATACAGATTTGCCTTGGTATTTTTCTTTGAGCATGCGACGAGAAGCAGCATGCTCAAAACGGGCACGGGCGTGTGCTACAAGTTTTTCAGTATCCATAGGTTTATTATACTACAAAAACTACATAAGGTAAAGCCCCTTTCGGGGCTTTTGGTGATATATCGTCGAGTATTACGGTCATACGAATGATGACGAAATGGTTGGGCTTCCCCATGTATTGGCAATATAGAGTTGCTCTGGAGGTGTAAGAGTAACCAATACTGTGGGAGCTGAACCAAAGCTAAGAGTACCTGTAGTTGCCGCTGTTCCGCCTGAAATTGCTGTGTTGGAACCTGCGTTGCCATCACCTGCGTCGTACCAGGTGGTATACAGAGTCAAGGTGGTTGGCGCTGTGGTGCTGTTGACCAAGGCATTGATACGCACATAGTTGCTGGTATAAGCAGTACCCGTATCATTCTGTTGGAAAACAGTTGTGTTGGCTGTACCCAGGTTGAATACACCTGTGGCTGAAGCCAAGGTGCCCGGAGTTAATGTTCCACCGTACTTGTTGGTTCCTACATAGGTAGTACCATTGATAGTTTTGCTAGTGCCACTGCCGGTCAGTACCACGTTGCCTGCGCACTTGCCGCCGGCCCCGCCAAATCCAATAAAAGCATTCCATTCAGCATCGCCCTGGGTAGATCCACCTGCACCGGTACTGTTTTTGCTGTTGTACCATTTGATTGTTCCACCTGCATTAAAGAAAGAATAATAAGCAGCTGTGTTGGCAAACGTGATGGTGTGCGTCCAGTTGATACTCCAGGCGGCAGTACCACCACCTGTGGCAGTGGTCTTGCTGGGTGAGCCGGTCCAGCCGGTAAACAGGGTGCCAACTGAAGCCGCATTGGCACGATTGGCATAACAAGTGGCAATGTCGGTGGCCACGTTGGCATTGGCATAGATTATGTTGCCAGTGACCGGATATGGTGTACGGCTGGTAATTGATGAGCCCTGATGTGAAGCCATGTTGGCTATAATACTGAACAAACTTGACCACTGAGTAGCCTGTACTGTACCACCGGTCGCAACTGTGGAAATATTTCCTTGACCGTAACCTGCACCGTTGCCAGCTGTACCCCAAGTGGCATTAACGTTGCCACCAGATGTTGTACTTACGAAACCGTTGTAATCGGTGGCCTGTATGTTTCCAGTTGAGATGTATGTCATTTTTTGTTCCGGTTATTTGATTGTGACAATGGCTTCTACGGTGCCCTCGTCTGCTGTTAATTTATCTTTCAACGCACGACCAATCACATTAAATGCTGTGGCTTCTCCGGCCTGTGCTGCACGGGCTAGGCCCTTGCCAGCAGATACCAAGCGATCTCCTTTGCGCACGATACCAATGCTTCGCACCGGAACTCGTCCTGTCATGGCCACTGCTGGGTGAGTCAAATCTGATCCAGCTGAGCTGTTCATTAGGTAGGCTGCTTGGGTACTTATAACACCAAACACATTGTCGCTTAATTCTGTAGCACTTTGAGTGATTTCGGCAGAACCGCCCAACTCAACTACTGTACCTGGAGCCAAGTCGGCGTCGGCTTCAAAACGTTCAGCCACGTCAGCATACTGTGCCGTGATCTGTGTGCCTTGGATAGTGCCATTGGCACCAAAAATGGTCATGGCCGTGGTTGGAACTCCAGCCACGTTGACCACAAATGCTATGTTGCCACCGTTGTCTTGATTGGCCACGGTCACATTGGTATTGGCCACAGATACTCTGAAATCTTGGCTGGCGCCCACTGATAGGCCTGCATTGTTGTTGATAGCAATGGTACCAGTGGTTGTGGTATTGGAATCGGTACGCATGAAACTGTCGCTGGTAAATCCGTTCAGGTATGATGCGTTGTTGACTGTGCCCCAGAACTGTGGTGCCTGTCCATTGACTGTGGTGGCCAACTGTATGCCAGGATTCACATTGGCAAATCCAGGAATGGCCGACTGCGGAACGAATGTAGCGTCTTGACTCACAATGCCAACTATGTCGCTGTTGACTACCAGCTCAATCACAGGATGCACAGTTGAGTTGTTGTCGGTAATCACATTGGCAAATGCACCAGTGACACCTGTGGCTGAACTATAGTTTGGTCCAATCAATAGGAAGGCAGTGCCAGTCCAGACAAACAACTGTGCATTGGTAGTGTTGTACCAGAGGTCGCCAGTCACGTTACTGGTAGGTGCTGTTCCTTGCGCTGTGGCGCTGCTGATGGTTTTCCATGAAGAGCCGTTATAAACCTGTAGCAAGTTGCTACCAGAATTCCACCACAGTTGACCTGTTAGCGGAGCACCAGGAGGAGTAGTGTTGGATGAATTTTCTAGAAGGTGTATAAAGTTGGTGTCTAAGAATTGACCGTAACCGGCATAGTTTTTGCCCACCAGTGTCATGCTACTGCTGGTGTTTATTGTACCGTCAGGAATGACAGCAAATATAGCGCCATCAGTTAGGTTAATTGTGTATGACATGTTTTATTACTCCGTCTTGTTGTATTTACCGCACATTAATATACTCATATTTATGCGGCACTTAAATTTGTCAAAGTCTGGATACGCAGGGTATAATCAATCTGGATCTGGCGGTTCAGACTCTTTTGTACAGGGTGAAAAATAACATGGGTGATCAGCAACAGATCTGTGGCGCTGGTACCGTAGCACTGTAGCCCTAGCTCATCAAACACATATTCACCGTTAAAATTGGTACTGTTATCGTAGGCCTGTTGTCCAGCAGGTTCGCCGTAGTCCAAGGTACAGGTTACCACGATGTCTGTATAAGGTTGACCTGATGTATGCAGGACTGTCATGTAGTTGTTGGCTGGATCTAAATCGGCTACCGAATTATCATCTACCACCTTGACATAAGTTTCGTTGTACAAGGTAGCATTTGTGCCGGTAGTATTAGGTGGCAAATAAGTGATGACACCGGTTGGATCCACTGCACTACCGCCATTGCCAAAGGCCATGGCATAGATCCAGCCGCCGCCCTGAGCACTGGTTCTATTGCTCAGAGTGCGTGCCATAGCAATACTGATATTTTCATAGTGTATGGCATTTTTTTTATCAACTAACACTTCGCCGGTGTTAGGATCGGTAATTTTTACAAAGCCTTCAATTCTGGCCAGTCCGGGTTGGATCATCATGCTGGTTTCTCCACAAATTTTTCTTGTGTGTTTGGATCAAATATTTTTACAAATCCCCGTACTACCACAGTCCCGGTTTCATTGGGACGTGCCTGAGGAGCTTTTGCTGATTTTGGCGCAGTTTCTTGCTGGTTATTCTGGGTCATGAGTTATTTAGCTGGATTATAAGCCCCGTAAAAACCTTGCAGGTGCTGTTTCGGTATCCTGTAAAGGTTGTCCGTTGCTGGCGGTGCCATCGCCGGGTGCATACCAGGTTGATCCGCGCTGTACCAAGATAGTAACATCAACCCCTGCTGGAGGAGCTGTATCAAATGTCACAGTGGCCGGGTCAGCGCTGGTCAAGGTATATCCAGTCTGGACATATAATCCTCCTACATAGACCTGCACCGCTTCTGGTTGTTGTGTGGTTGTTAGGTCACTTACGTTGATATTTTCAGCTACAAATACAGTTTGAGTTCCATTGGACAGTATGGTGTTGCTGACCACGTGGTTCTGGTACTGTGCATACAGCAACTGACTTGGGCCCATGCTGTAAACTATGGCTCCAGCAACATGTGGAGCATTGGCTGTACCAGCTGTGCCACGTAAAAGACCACTGATGGTGTTGGCCGTAGTATCTCTGTAGCGATACATGATGCGTTCGGCATCTATGGTAACGACTCCCCATATGTCAGCCGCCAAATCTGGAGCCGACAAGGCCGCGGCATTGGCCACATGAATCACATCATCAGTTTTAGTCACAGCCTGAGTTGTTGTGCTGGTGGTATCTGGTGTCATTCTGTAGGTTGCCTGCACTCCGCGCATGTCTTGGAATATACGGAACTCCATGGCTTCGGGCACAACAAAGTTTGTAAACTGTGTGACTATCACTTGATCAGTTGGTCCCATGACTCCGGTGTTGAGATTCAGTTTGGTTCCGTCAAGAGTAAATCCGCTACCATTGAATAGGCGGCGACCATTGAAGTAGACCCACAACCGGTCTGGGTCAGTGATTATGGTACCCAGATCTATGTCATTGACTTGCACTGTTTCGCCTGTGGTGAAGTCGTATGATCCAGAACTGTTGTTGTAGGCATCGGTATCATTGCTACGCACTAGATCAACTGCATAGGCCAGTCCAGTGCCAGATCCTGGACCAAGAGCTTGGAATATAGTTCCAGGATTGTTATTGGCGGCGCCACACAAGGTCCAGTCAGTGTTGCCGGTGATGTAGATCTGATAGAGATAGTTGGCCTTCAGGGATCCTGCTTCAAACGGACCAGGGTCAGAAGAATACTGTACGGACTGTATGTAATTAGGATCAAATGGAGTTTCATCAAGGCCTTCTGATACAGTGATACCAGCTACCACTGGACCTGAAAACAACTGAGTAAGAAGTCCTTGTTGCCGTGTGTCATTCCAGGATGTCACAGCAATAGTAGATCCAGCAGGTGGAACTAGTCCAGCTCCGGCCACAAAGGTCAGGACACCATCGCTCACTATGGCCTGTGGATTGGCTGATGCGTAGATCTGTATGGCAGTGCCGGCGGCAGGAACAGTGTTAAAGGTTACGTATTTTGTGGCACCCACAATGGATCCACCTGACACATAGGCCCCGGTACTGGTGTTGCCAAAAAACACACTGGTTACAGTACAAGATATAACTGTAAAGGTACCATTATAGCCACTGCCAGTTCCGGTCAAGCCAGTAACAGTAATTTGTTCACCGGGTAGATAGGGAGGAACTGCCTGGGCCGCAAATGTCAATCTGGCTACACTACCATTTCCATTGGCTCCGTTGACCGCTATAGGACCCAGTGGTGACAGGGACCATTGTGTGGTTGCTACAGGTAAATTGTTTACATAAACCGACACAGCAGAACTTGAAATTGTACTAGGATCCACGCCCGAGCGTGTAGGCAACAGGAACGATGAAATGGCACCATCGCCCACATAATTGACACCACTGGCCATGCGAGCTCTAGCCCCGTTTACGGATACAATCAAATTACTGGGATTACTGTAGTCCAAATTGTTATCTAGCACATATGATGTAGCACCTGTGGCTGTGATAATTTGAGTCTGTGGAGTACTCCAGCTGTAGTTGGTTGTTACTCCGTTGATAGTGGTAGGTGCCAAAACATATAGGCAGACAAAATCAGCCGCTGTCAACTGTTCAAGGAACACCACTTCGGTTTCATTGACTCCATAGGCTGAGTAGACATAATTGGTAGATAACACACCATTAATAAACACCACCAGTTCCTGTATGTTGGGATTCGTACTGCCCTGTTGGTAATATTCTACCGGTAATATGGCATAACTGTAAACAGTAGTGTCAACTGTGTGGGTGGGCAAATTGGCACCGTTGTAGTTGTTTCTGTAAAGCTGATTGCCTCCACCGACTTCAAACACAGAAATCACAATGGTATCACCAGCAGTGGCATTGCCTGTAATGGTTATCTGTTGATTGGGCCAGTCTACAGTATATCCTGTGCCTAACACCAGATCAGTTTCCTGCGTTTGATTGGACACACGTACCTGTGCTGGGTAAGGTGCCATACCGGCAAAGCTCACAGTTGGAGTCAAGGGATCGTATACAAATTTTTCAAGAACTTCAAGGAACCCGTGTCCTCGTTGTTGCCAGTCAGCGCCAGGTGTGGTATATACCCGCATGTCCAAGGTATCAAATTCGCTGCCAGGTACCAGTTCTTCTGGAGCATAGCTGCTGAAGGTATCAATGTATCCACCGCCGTCCACATTGATATCAGTGGGTCTTGTTCCTAGATATAGATCCAGATACGAACTAGAATATCTAGCATCTAGAATACTAGGATCATATGTGGGTTGTCCACTGGCATCGTAGCTGATGTTATCAAATGGATTGATGTTGTAATTGCCCACATCAAAACCTGTGTTCTGGTTGTAAGTGGGTCCAGTGACCTGGACTCCAGGATAGCTGACTCCGTTGATCAACAAGGGCAGACTGAGTCCGGGCATGTTGACACCGGGTACATAGAAACCCATGGTGCGATCTACACCACTGAGCTGACTAGCTGGTACCAAAGACCAAAATGCCGGATCAAAATAGCTTTCATTCAAGGTAGTGTTGGCTGACCAAACCGCATCAAGATAACGAACTCGATCCCCTGCGTTGTAGGTCACGCCTGCTTGCCATTCGTGTATGGTAGACGCATACTGGTAACGATCATACTTGATAGTAGTTTTGAAACTGCGTACTAGACTGTTGCTCATGACAGCAACCGCTTGCGCACCCGACCCGTTGCCACCGGTGAGAGAAATAGTAGCTGTGGTAACGTAACCGGATCCGGGTGTGAGCACATTTATGGCCACAACCTGGCCAGCACTGTTGATCACAGCAGCCATGGTGGCCTGCTGGGTGCAGTTGCCTGTGACCACTACCACTGGTGGTACGGTATAGCCCGATCCGCCGTTGACTATTTCTACCGAATCAATATTGAGAGTATAGTTGTTGAACCAGTCGGACCAGGGCCATTGGCTCCATACAGCGGCATTTGATGCTTCGTCGCTGATGGTTGATTCAACTAGGCTGCCGGATAGCGTGTATGGAGTCAGCACAGGGCTAGTAAACTGCGGTATTACCAGATCTGTATTCCAGTAAGCCGGCAGATCAAAGTCACTTAGTTCTCCACCATAGGTATCAAGACCGTCATATATCAAATTAAAGGCAGAAGTCTGCACATGATAAGGTTTGACTTCATTCAAATAATCTTGAACAAAAATCTGATTGTCCTTTTGATACAGCTGATAAGGTAACAAAGCACGCAAATTATGATCTACTTCGATGAAACTGCTCTTGACCAACCAGTCAGGAGCAGTAAATTCACTGTAGACAAAGTTGAACAACAAGATCAAGCACTGATTACGGAATATCAATAGATCATCAATGAATAATTCTTGATTGATGGCCTGGATGATTTTTCTAGTCTCAATCACTGGTTCTTGATCAAAGTACTGAGCATCAAATACCTGGGCGTCATATCCGTATTTTCCAAGCTGATAGTTCCACAAGGTCTCACTGAATGCAATGGTACCTTGTTGTAATCCTACTCGTGTCCAGTCTGATATGGCTCCGACAGCAGTGGTACGTAGATAAATTTCCCACATGCCACCATTGTAATTGGTGACTTGCACACTGCTGCCAACAGGAGCCTGTGATAGGCTTAGGCTCAGCAGATCACCGGTATTTTGTACCTGTGCCACTGGTTGTGTGGCCTTGTTGTATCCGGGCAGATACCAGTCAATGTAGTTCCAATAAAGTGGAGTATCGTAATTTTGGATACGTATCAGATTTGTTTCACGCTTGAGCCCTGTAGCATCTAGTGCCACTTCATACACAGTCCAACGACCATTTTGTGTTGAATCCGATGTAACTAAAAATAGATAGCCTAACGGAACAATATAAAGATTTTGATAAGTCAGTACTTCGTAGCTGTCTACCTGTTGGTTGTAACCATTGGTGCCTGTCACTGCCACATTGGTCAAATACAAACTGTCATTGAGAATATAAGTTCCAGAGTCACCATAGCCATTGATGGTGACAAAAGGTGGTATTCCGTCTCCGGTCAGGGTCATTCCCACCACGAACTCACCTGTCAAGTCACCACCCACAGTGAGAATATTGCCCGAGATTGAACAAACTGTAGCTGTGGCTGTGACCGATGATGGCAAGGCTTCAGAACTGTTGAGTAAATTGAAACTCCTAATTTCACTGATAGGGTACTGCGCCAGTATAGAGTTGGCTCTGGTAAGATAATTTTCCAGTGCTGCAAATCGATCACTGAACATGCTTTGTCTTGGCCGGAACTTTACTCCGTAACGCTGACCAGGACTTAGGAATGGATCAGGTACTGGATTTCCTACAGTATCCTCACCGCAGAGACTGTCTTGTAATTTTCTATACAGGGTGTCGTCCAAGAAACTGTGCGGACGTCCGTCGGCTACAAGTGCATACTCTTGATGAATATTATTTTGTGAGCCAGCGGCCTGTTGATCATATTCAACATGTAACACTGTGTTGTTGGCACTGACCAGATTTGGAACTGCATTGTACAGTGCAATGGCACTGGAATTCAAAGCACCTATATAGGCAATTCCACTGTTGATAGGATATTGAATATAACTGGCAATGGCTGTTGTGCTCAGAGTCTTACCTGTGTATACAGTAGGTATATTCCTAACCCAATAGTAATAAGTGGTAGAGAACAGCCCATTGAGTCCCAGGGCAGATCCTACACTGTAACTAGTGGTGCTGAGCGGTGTTCCAGGTCCACTATAGTTGGCTGGTGGTACAGAGCTTTCTATCCACTGATAGATGTCTACTCTACTGCCCGGAAATGTTTGTCCCCATTGGCGACTAGCATAGGTTATATCATTCTGATTGGGATTGATAAATCTTACCAGGTTGGTGTCCCACCAGATTTGACCTACATGGCTGGCAGCCCAGGTAGTTCCATTGTTGTGTACAGTTCCGTGATTGTAACTGGCTGGGTCTACAGCTCCAATATAGTCAATATTTTGCTGGGCCACTCCAAGTATCTTGCCCTGCAATGGATCAATAAAATCGTAATAGGTCTGCGTGCTGCTCAACAGCTTGTCAAAAGAATAAACAGAATTAATCAATTCTACATTGACCACTGGTTCTTGTTGATGTATCACTTGCCAGGCTGGCAAGCCCAACAGATTGTCAAGCACAGTGGCAGTTCCATAGTTGGTTTGATTGGCTGATCCAAGATCGGCACCTGGAGCACCGGCTATCAGTTGTCCTTCAGTGAAAGATACCGAAGTTCCAAAGCCATCGCCCTGGGCCAAAGTGGTGTTATAAACCTGTTGACCAAATACCAGTTGTCCTGGGTTGGTAGCCGAAGGATTGGCACTTTCTAAAAGATCAAATGTGTAGACCACGCCAGAGTTGGTCACTAGATTGCTAAAGCTGGTGCTATTTTTGTCAAATATGGTCTTACCGCCGTCGAACGGCATGATTTCGTACACGTTGCCGTTGGGCGATCCTACCACTAGATTTGATGCCGGGGCATTGACACCCAGGCTATGTCCAAATCGTCCAGAATTTACCGGATTGGGACTGTAGATAGTTTGCGTATAGATCCAGCTGGTAAAGCCAAGGTTGGCGAATGCTGTTCCATTGCTGCCGGGCAACACTGTGAGTTGACTGTAGGCGGTTGCTGAAGGATTTATGACATTCAACACCAGGCGTCCCGAAACAACCAAGATGGTTTTGCCACCCAGTGGAGCTGTTACAAATAAGATCTGTTGTGCGGTATTGTCGTAGGTATAGTCGGTACTATAGGTTTGCAATACACCTGCAACATAGACCTTAGTAGTTGGGCCGCCCGGGCCAAACACTGTAGAAGAATAAATGGATCCCACATCATAGATCTTGGTTGTCCCGTCGGCCACAAATGTAAGATCGCTGGTTAGGCTAGCCGACACATTGGGTATGCTGAAACTGAGTTTCCAGAACGACGGATTGTTCGAAGGCGTCTTGTTGGTGCTGGTGGTCAGAGCTGTGTAGCACAAGTTTTGGTAAATCACTCGATTACCGGTATGGTACTGCACAGTGCTGAGATATGGGCCTGGATTGATAGCACGGGCCAGTCCAGCAATAGTGTTGTCGGGACTAGCAGGCACCGCTATCTCTATGTTGTTGATACGTATGGTATCACCGGCTGTAAGAGTTGGATTGGCTATGTTGCTCACAATCACTCCATACCTACGACTCTGGTCTACGAGGCTTTGTACTTCACCACTGTTGGTGGTTGTGTCGCTAGCATTCGGTGCGCCAACATAAACCGTGGTGTTGTTGGAACTCATGGCTAGGCTGTAACCAAACTGGGAGTCACTGGCGGGATTATTTGCCGACAGTTTTTGCACCAGCTGGAACTGGTTGGTGCTGATTTCTAATTCGTCGCCTAGAACTAGATACACTGAACTGGACAGTATAATGTTGTTGCCTGAAACTGTATATTGACCATTTAAGAAATTAGCTGTATTGGTCAAGACAGTCTTGTTTAGTGTGACCTGAACTGGTGTGCTGACCATACCAGGTACAGTATATACCAGCTGAGTGGCATCGTTTACAATGTAGCGTATCACGCTACGATCGTACACATAGCTAGACCCTGCATGTGTAACTATGTTGCCGTTGCTATCTAGAGTCTGATCATTTTTAGCACCCACTATGAGTGTTTGTCCGTCGGTGCTGGTGACCAGACTGCTGCCAAATCCAGCATCATCAGCCAGACCCAGGCTGCCAGTTTCCAAGGTGTTGACCAAGGCCCAGTAGGTTGATGTTATGACATCAATGCTTGCACCTGCTCTAGGCGCTACTGCAAATACCAACCCAGTGTCGGGAGTATTTACAACCACCTGCTCCATAGAGTCGGTGTTTATGTATTCACCATCCAGAGTGACCAAATCTTCAAGATTGCCAGTGTTATAAATGTAGTCAATAGATGGGCGTTGTAAAATTCCATCAACATATACTGTAAATGAATCTATGTCGGTAATGGTATACAGAAATCCTGTCAAATTAAAACCAACTCTTGTACCATTGCCGGTCAAATTAACAGCCACCCGACGAGTGATTCTCAGTTTTTGATTTGGTGGCAGTTGTGTTATCAGTTGTATTGAGTTTGAATTTACCTGATAGTCAACCTGGTATGTCAAGGCCCGGTTGTTCAGCGTGACCAGCAGTTGTGCAGGTGCCTGATAATTGACCTGTATTGAGTCACTCCAGTTGTAAAATACCGTGACCCCATCAGTGACATATTCAACTGACTGTGCCTGTTGATCCACTCGCGTGTAGGCATATACTCTGTTGTGTCCAGGACCACCAATGTACAACCATCTTTCGTCATAGCTGAGTGCGATCGCAGTACCAAACTGCAAATTATTAAGGTAGTATTCAGGTGAAGTTATCAGCTGATTTATTCTAAATTCGTTGGTTGCAGGATCTTGATACAGTACAGTTGCATAGCCCTTGTTACCGTTACTGGCCGGTGCACCAACGGCTGCCCAGGTATTGTTGCCATAGGTGACCTTTTGACCAAAACCAAGAGTGTTTGTGGCATTGATGGTCAAGCTGACGCCGGTTCTGTAGTTGCCGTCCGAGGTTCGGTAGAAGGTTTCTACTTGACCAGTGCCTATGCCAGGTGTTCCAATCATCAAGGTACCACTGTTGAATGACTGTGTCACGCTGGTGCCAAAGTTGGCCTGCTCAACTAGACTGTTAGGTTGCAATATGCTATTCTGCGTGAAAGGAGCTGTTTTTTCAAGCACTTCCCATTGTCCATTGCCGTTGTTGTCAACCCAGGCCCTGGCACCTGAAAACAGCTCTTTGGAATATGGCAAGGAGGCCACATCACTGGCCTGCGCTACACGCTGAGTTTGCAAGCGCCAAACCAGTCCGTTACCACTGCTGTAAATGGTAGTTTGACTGGTGCTGGTAAAGCTGTATGCTATGACCACAGTGTTTAGCGAAGGCGTAGACAGGACACGATACACTCCATCAATTCCGGTGGCAAAGTAACGCATGATAATTAGATCACCCACAGCCAGACCTGTGGTCTGGCTCAGTGTTACCAGACTGGTGCCGTTGAGATTGTCTGTAATCTGCAGGATCTGACCTGCAACCTGTGTGCAACGATACACATTCCAGTTGTAACTGTTGTCTTTGGCCACCCAGATACTGGTACCAGTTCCAATCGTGTTGATTTGGCTGGCTATGTTGGACGGATCGTCCAGACTGAATACAGTGATATCTACATCATCAAGATTGACATAGCCAGCCGATGGCAAGGCTGTATTTGATACTGGAGAAGTGATGGTAGGTAGTATGTTTGTGCTATTGATATTGTAACTGGAACTCCACAAATTACCCAACTGTACTGTTTGATCTGCCTGGCTGGTTTCACCTGGATAGATGATCTGCACTGTGCTGGGGTTGCTGGTCAAATCTGCTTCATTCAACAGGATTTCAAAATAGCTGCGATTGTAGTTGGCACCATAGGTTCCTACCAGTATGCCCCACTCTTCGTAGATGTTGTACTGTCCTGTTTCCTTGCCAAGATTCACGCGAGTTAATAGTTCGGCGGCACGCAGGCTACCCTTGGTCTTGATGAACTGCTGATACAGATTGATCTGGCTTACGTCATCCAGCTCAAGATCAACCATGTACTGGCGTGGCTGGAAGCCAATCAGGTTATAGGCCAGGAGGTCGTTGTCGCTGTTGAGATTGGCTGTTTGTGTGCTGTAGGTATTGGCCAACTGATCGGCCTTGTTGGCCAAGTTGGGCAATAGGCCTTGATCAATCATGGCGTAGTTGCTCTTGTACCAGTCATTGTAGTCAAACTGTGTCTTGGGCTGTACTAGGCCGGCAGCCTGCCAGTAGTTGTTTTTGTAACGTACAATTTCACCCTTGGTATAGCGTTGTGTGCTAGACCAAGGCTCAACGTTATTGTAGTTCAGTATGAACCCTTTGGCATTGAGAGTACCGTCCCATTGGGTGCTGTTAAATGCTTCCAGGTACAGGCGATTTTGGCGGGCTGCAGTGATAGGATCATAGATAAGATCATTGAATATGTCCACATTATCAAATACGATCATGTTTTCATAATCAGTAAACTTTAAATCTAAGAAACTAATGGTTTGTGATGTGCTGGGTGCAGGTTGGATAGTAAATGTATCGCCCGAGCGTTGTATCACTAGATCTCGTGTGGCAAAGGTCTGACGATTTTGATCCAACAGCTGATTGGCCAAACTGTAACTTATGATGTCGTCTACTACCGATCCAACTTGATACACAGTCAGTCTAGTTGCGCTGGGATTTAGATTGATAATAGTGCCTTCGCTCCAGCCCTGTTCTGCATAATACAAGAATTCCTGAGCCATTTGGTTCCAGTTTATGATCAGTCCATTTTCAATCTGGGTGAATGTAAATCCTTGATTGGAAAGATACTGGCCGTAGCTGAGCAGGAAGTCGACTACCATGGTTGCATTAGAGAACACATAGCCATACGGTATGTAGGCTACTGAGTTTGAATACTGTGCCGGTACTGAAACAGTAGCACCGCCAGCTGATATAGTTTGTAGTATGCCATTGGGCAAACTGACCTGTATAGGGAAATAGGGATCATATCCACTATAGCCGTATACAGCATAGCCACCAGCAACTGTTTCAACTATTACTGAACTGTAGGTTATACGTCCATAAGGTTGATCTTTGTAGACCAGGAGATTATAGCTTTCGGGCGGAATGTACAGACTTTGATTCTGACTCTCCGGACTGGATTTTTCCAAGGCGATCTTGAGATAGTTATCGGCTGTCCAAGCTGCCATTCTATAGCACAGGCGAACATCCAGGTTGGCCAGATCAGTGCTCAAAATATTAGTGCTGTTGAGTCCGCGCTGTTGATTGAAGTCTACGATCCAGTTGATAAAACTGGCCTTGCTCACACCATTGCCGTAGATTTGTAGACCACTACCATCTAGTCTATAGCGTCCATTGTAAAGATACTGTTCTAGTTCAGTGTTATATCTGTAGAGATCTCTATCGGCAAACAGACTGAAGAATTCTGCCGGGCGTGTCAGGGCCAGCAGTCGCATGATAGCAAATGGATAGCTGGAGCTCATCCACCAAGAAGCTTCTACAGGGCCGCCGTCGCCAACTTTCCAGCTGCGTTTGAAATTGTTGGGATCATACACGCCGACCACGCTTTCCAAAGGCGGTAGCAGTTGTCCTTGCTCATCAACCGGAATAACATTGGTCAGGCCTGGCCGTACATAGCGTGGATCTACATAAGGAGCTACAGGATCCGCCACATACCCGACTTCGAGGTCACCCCACAGCACCAGGTTGTCACTGGTATAAGGTACAGGACCATAGCGATCGGTCCACCAGACTGGTTGCTCACTGAATCCCAGCATTTCCCATGGTGTGAGATTGGGTGTAAATGTGTCGTAAAAATATCTATAAATTCCGCGCCAGGCACCTTGTGTCAGAGCTGTTTCATTGATGTTGCTGATTTGACCGTTGACAAGTCTAATACCATCACCGGTATAGTTGTAGGTAAATGGATTGTTGGCCAAGTAATCCTGGGCAGTATAATCCAACTTGTTGTAGCCAACCCAGCTGAGGAAATCTTCGCCCAAGATCTGGGTGATGGTGGTGTTGCTGTAGTCAGTGGTCCTGAAGTAGCCAGGAATCACATCCTCAGCTGTAAGCGGCACAGGATTGCCATCATTTTTCAAATTATCATAAATTCTGGTTTCAAATTCCAACAAGACCTGATCGCGAATGTCACCAAAGGCCACGGTGGTGCTGCCATCGTGTCCTTGGATAACAAAAGTTGGATTGATGTAGTCTGAATCTAGATAAAGCTCAGGACGGAACTTGGGATATAAACCCAACTTGGTCGGTGTGTTGGGGACATAGTTGCCGGTTGTGTCGTTGTATTCATTGATCGTGACCGTATCGCCCACGTTGAGAGGAATTAACACAGTCAAGGTTGGTGTATCTGTACCAACCACATAGTCATAGTTACGAGTCAACAAACGACCGTTTAGATAGACCAGGAGTCCTAGATAATTTGATTCAGTAAAATTATAAGTTTGTACTGTGTTGAATTGGTTGGTTGTGATGGCTGTGACCGTATAGGTATTGGAAGCATAAACTTTGCCGGATGGCAACATGTCTGACCAATAGAATGGACTCAGTTTGGTGTCGCCAGCATTCATCAACAGCATGGCACTGTCTAAAATTTCTGGTACAGTTTGATTGCCCCAGTCGTTGGTGATCACGGTATTGAGCAACTGTGATTTGAATTTGATATATTCGCGACTGTTGTAATCAAGGCTTTCAAAAATATTGAACTGTTCATTGCGTAAAAAATAACCGGCCAAGGTCAACGGAGCACTTTGTTGTAAGATCTGCAGACCGTACGGAATAATATTGCCTAGGTCTCTAGTGTTGTTGGGTCCAATTACAGGTCCTTCAAGACCGATCAAGTTTTCAGCTATGGTGCTGTAGTGATTGCGTGCAGTGCCCAATGTAAAATATTGGCTATTGCCGTTGAATGGATTGTTTTCAAGATTAACCGGTACCTGATAAAATCCTACACTACTGGTTTGATCACTTAGGACCTGTACTTCAATCAAGTCACCTGGCACATAAGTGGTCAGCAAGGTAATGGTTGTGGTCGTAGCAGTTGTAGTTACAGTGTAATTGTAGCTTTCTTGGAACGTGGCATTGACAAATATCTGCACAGCCGGCACCACGGTATTGGTGTTGACTGCTATGTCCAACTGCAAAGGAGAACCATCGTAGGTAAACTGGAACTGCTGGCGTATCTGACTCTGTGTCACTGCTGGTTGCCAACCAATGTCCTTTTTGAAGGTCACACGATTTGAGTATTCGTAAACAAATCCTGTGCTGATGTTGGTAGTGTATCCTACATTGTCAATGGTGTAGTTGAAGGTGTCGTTGTAAAGATTGTTCTCAAACTTGATGTCACCTATGTTGGTCAGATTGAGATAGACCAATGGAAATCCTAAAACAGCATCCGTAGCACCATTGCCGATGGCATAGCTGAAAAGTGGACTGCCGGTAAAGGTCGAGCTGGGATAAATGTCTTGATTTCCAAAACTGTATCCATTGGTGTCGTACACATCAAACTTTGGTGGCTGATTTACACTGGTTTTTTGTTGGCACTTGACCCACTCAGTTCCATCATATCTAAAACTGATGCCCTGCAGTGTGGATCCATCTATACATACAGTATTTTGATCGGGCAAGGCCGAAGCAACGGCTGTTAGATTGATAACTGGTTCGGCAATCAAGGGCGGCACAGTGTCGGGTGTTATAAACTGCACTTGATAAATGTTGTTGCGTACAAGTGGATCTAGATCACCGGCAAAGATAATTGTGCTGCCATTGAGCAGGGTATAACCGTCGGTGCTGAAGCCAATGGATCCATTCACAGTGTGCAGAGCATCGGTCTGATCAAAATTAATAATGTTCACTGGTGGCAGAGCATCGGTGCCAAAATCATACAGTCGTAACCCTCCACGGAATTCCAGGATAGGTCTACGTGCGATGAATTCGTTGTCGTAAACAGGAACAGTATTGTTGTACTTGGCAGATGCATTGATGACATCAATGTGGAACCAACGATTGCTACGACTCCAGGGATTCTGATTCATCGCCGAGCGATTGATAGTGATATAGTCAGGAACCAAGGGTGCGTTCAATGTACCATCAAATGGTGACTGATCAAACAGCAAACTAGAAAATGGGGTGGTGGCGTTTTTGGTATAGGTCTCAGGAGTTATAAAATCTCTTGTCAGCGACAGGGTGATTGCTGTGCCAACTCCTTCTACAAAATAACTGTTGCCTTCGTAACTGGCAGGATAAGTCGGACTGTTGAAAGTGACTATCATGCCGTTGGTAAAAGCCACACCGTTGGGACTGGTATAAGATTTACTACCAAGTATGCGATCAATATCCAGTGTCGACGTGTTTTGGTCTACTAGAGTTATTGTGCCAAATATGGTAGGATCTGTGCTGTCCTGATAATACAGGATATCCTGTGTGGCCGTCAGCAAAGGCATTTGCTCAAATACACTGTCGGCATTCTTATACCAGTTGGTATTGGCGTACTGGGTACCAAACAATATGGTGCATTTTGTAAGATTGTCAACAGTGAACGCCAGAGTCAAATTAATAACACCATCTACATAGTTGATTCGCCAGACATTGTACAGAGCTGGGTCCACATTATTACTACCAGCGAATATCAAGGTACGTGTGTCAAGATTGGTAATGCCGTCGATGCCTGCAGGGTTGGCCAACATGAAATCAGCCACAGTCTGTCCATTGACAGAGTCAAAGGGCAAGGTAGTGACCAAATCAACCGTACCCAGAGATTGGTTAGCGACAGGGCCAATGACTGGCATGTTATAAAAGAAATTCTGTGCGGTATTTGCTGGTGTATTAAAAGTGACCGTGCCCAGGTCGGTGCCATTATTGACTACACCCAGCACATCTCTGCTGCTGATGTTAGGAGTGGCAGGAATGAGTCCATTCACTCCTGGAGCTGTTTGTATCCAAAATTGAGAACCTGTACCAGGAGTGGCATCAATAATGTTGAATGTGCCTTGTAGATTAAATTCTACATCGTTGCAATAGTACAGAGTATCAGGGGCATCTTGCGGAACCGTAAACGTGACAAGACCAGTGGTAGCACCGTTATTGTTGACTCCTGAGTTGTAGACATTTACAGTACCAAGACTCACTTGGGTCTTGATGTAAAATGCCAGTGGCGCCGACTGTGTGAGATTAAATGTGTAGGTGTTGCCACGTGTCAGGGTCAGACTAGGATTGGCTTCATAGTCAATATTCCAGTTGGCAGTTCCGTTGTTGGTCACACGATATTGTACAGCAGCCTGCTCATTCTGAGCCACCACAAAGTTATAACTGCCGCCGCGGGCCAAGGTTATGTTGGGATTATTGCCGGCGACGCCTGAAAATGTGTAATAGCCGTTGTTGCGTGTTACAGTAAAATCTTCTAATGTAGCAACTCCCCCATTGGTCACCGAAACCGGTAAGGGTCCAAATGGCAACCAGTAGTACTGGGCATAATTTATGTACTTGTCAAAATCAACAAAGGGATCCCAGGCATAGTAGTCACTCTTGTATAGGTTGCTGGGATTGGCCACATCAGCTCCTTGGACTGCCAAGGCATCATTGATACCAGGATAGGTTATTGCATCAACTACCTGATGTGTGTTGGCCGGATTGACCTGTACCACACCCGGTTCCAGCTGATAGTTGCGACGGGTGGCTGTAGGTTCGGTCACATAACCGTCGTTGGCATTGACTCCGGGTCCTACACGTTGACCGATGAAACCTTGACTCTTTTTGAATGCCGGTTCTTGTATCAGCTGATCAAGTGTGGCCGCCAAAAATTGTTCATTGACCGGCGTTTGGAATATTTCAGGAAGAAAATCTACCGAGCGTACATTGGCGGCCATTAAATTACTCCACTACCAGGTTGTGTTTGTAGATTGGTACTGGTTAGAGCGGTAATAACTTCAACATCGTTGACTGTGGCTCCGTTGACAAATATCTGATTGGGCGCACAACGGATTTCATACAGATCACCAAAGCTCTTCTGTGGATTCAATGGCACCAGAACCACGCTGCTGACCACATCGCCAATGTTTTGATGTATGTAGGCGGCCAGTTCTGAAAAATAGAATGTCTGACCAAAGTCCCAATTCTGTAGATCAAAATAGGCACTCATGTTGGCCACCACTAAATTTTTAATTGTGCTGACACTGGCAGTGCTTTGCGCAGATTGTATTACCTTGACTGTGGCTCTGAGAGAATCCACTGCCTTGCTACCAAACAATGGTTGGAAATCCACACTGTTGAGAATCATGTTGTCGCTGATCATCTTGTAGCTTTGTAGACCCGAATAGGCTGTGGTCAGCTCATTGATGGTAGGTGGTGTTGGGTTGACCACTGTACCGGTAGTGTCCTGTATCCAGTTGGTATAGGCAGTGTAGTAATCATTGGTCACAACATAGAGGTCGATGATATTGGTAGATCCAGGATCAATTCTGCTGGTCAAGGGGCTGTTGTGGCGGTACTGGAAATACAGTCCTTGGCGACCGGTCAGTGCCAAATAAGTGTCGGTTGGAGTCAACGTGTAGTTGCCTGAACTGTCTAGAGTCAGGATATAAAACACCTGGTCCTGGTAAGCATAAAATACCTGGCCTGTGGTGTACTGACTTAGATTCAACTGTATGGCCACTATGGTAGCATAGTCGCTGTTGACTATGCCAGGATTCAGCATGAGATATCGTTGTAAATTATCAAAGTCCACTGTGGCCTGGAAGAACACCAGTTTGTGATTGGAGTCAACATTGGGTGCTACAATGTCATTGAAAAAATCTGGATTAGATGGAATTGAATCACCATAGCCGTAGCTGAAACTGACTTCAACCTGGAAGTCATCTGTTAGTCCATCACTCAGCACAGGTTGGTCAATGATGTTCATTACCTTGTCGCCATTGAGCGGTAGATTGCTGTCTGGTTGACTGTTTACCTTCAAGACATTGACATAGTCTCTGATGACTGTTCCGGTCCGGCTATCGTAAATTGGGTCGCCTGTGTAAAAGAAAAATCTGGTTTCGGCCACGCTGCCAAAGTAGTAATTGAGAGATCGGCTCTGCACAGTATAGTTGGTGCCATTGGTGGTACACTGTATCAACCAGCTTGCATCCAGCCCTTGTCCAGATGTATTCTGGGCGTATTGTGTGCTGTAGTCAGCTCCCACTGCCAGATTCTGCTGGGTAATCAAGTACCAGGTGGCTGTCAAGTTATCGTAGCCCAATCCAAAATTTTGACTAAGATAGATCTGATTTACAATGGTTTGCTCCAGTGTGCTTCCTAGATCTGTTTCAAACACCGGAATAACCAACAAAGGAATAGCACCAGTTGGCACAAAGGTATTCAACACCACGGGTCCAATGCCTGAAGGCAAGTTACCCAGGCCTTGGGCTGTTCCGCTAAGATACACTGCTGTTGGGCTGGCCCATATGGTCAGCTTTTCGTCGGCCCCGGTGGGACTTCCTACCTGCAGTTTGTTTTCTTTGTCAAAATAGTAGCCGGGTGGAGCTCCAAACTGTACCAGACTGCCTTGTGTAATAAAACGAGCATTATTGCTGGCAAATGATCCAACGGCCACAGGATTGCCTAGACTATTTTGGAAATAGCCAGTGGTCTCATTGGTTATGACTGTGCTCTGATGCCAGGTCAAACTCAGTGCAGACAGGTTGGGTCTGTTGAAGTTAGCATAATAGAATTGTTGCAGTCCGGCACGAGCCAACAAGGGATTGATCTGATTGTATACCACATCAGAAATGTTGTTGGTGGTAGTGTAGTTAAATTTGAAAGTAGGGCGAGTATTGCTTTCGTATAGGGCACCATCGCTAGCAAAAATACTGGTGCTGGAATACTTGCCAGTACCGTCCACTAGATCAAGATAGCGGCTGGTTCCAATACTGGCGCGATTTACCGCTGTGCTTTTTAAAATGCTATTGTACTGAGTAAACGGAAAGTTTGAATAGTCTTCGCCGTTGACCATGCGATTTTGCGTGTAGTACTGAGCAGGTGCACGCTGTTTGATTTCGGCAATGGTTTCTCTGGCCTGGGCATTGGTCACAGGTTGCGTGATTCCACAAACAAAGGTGATGGTTTCGATGTTGCCTGTTCTACTGACATAGCTGATGGGAATGCTCACACTCTGCATCTCAGCAGGATTGATTATGTAGGTAAGGCCATTTGATGCCCGCACATAGGTACGGAAGATGCCCACCGGAATTGAACTGAATATGCCGTCGCCAAAGTTCAAGGTAATTTGATCATTGGTTCGACTACCTATGCTGTAGATATTTTGTGTGCCAGGGGCCAGTTGTTCGGTGGCTGCTGCATAAACATTTTGTACTGATTTCCAGTAACTGGTAATGTTGCCTGTATTGTCCAACTGATACAGCCACACATCGGTGTTGTTGATGCCTTCGATGTTGATGTCTACCGCACGATTGGTAATTCGCTCGGTCAAATTAAAATCTTGATTTTGCAAAATGCCCTGTTTGAACAGGAAGAAAAATCCAGTGTTGGCACTGGCAAAGCCCAGCTGATCATTACGGAACAAGATATTGAATTGTCCGTTGGGCAGAGGAGGAGGTTCATAAACATAATCCTCACCGGCCGCTGTGGCACTGACCGCTTCAAATGGCATGTTGACACCGTTGATGTTGGAAGTGTAAGGTACCACTGGAATGTAGCCAGGTACCAAGTTTATGGTGTATTCTTGTGTGTCAACACCCAGGATTGTTTTGTCGGCTCCAGGACGACCAAAGCGTTGTGTGTTGACCAAGGTAGCGTTGATGATAGTATTGAACTGTTCCTGCCAGTCTAGATTGGTAGGGTCTGCCCAGTTCACTGTGATATTGGCTAGATTGATTCCGTTGTAGTCGGTAAGATTCTCAGTGGTTGTTACGCTGAATACCTTGAGATAACCCGATGCTTCGGTATTACGCAAGGGTGTATAACTGACCAAGTTGGCCAGTTTGACCACACTGTCTCGGCGTTCTGCTGTGCTGAGATAGTTTTCTCTGTTGTTGAGATCGGAACGGAACGCAAGGCTTTGACCCATGAATGCCATGACATCCAAGAGTGCAATAAATTCAGAACTTTCAATGTAGTCATTGAATGTTTCAGGGTAGTATAGGCGCAAGTAGTCCACAAAAGTCTTGCGTAGAGTTTCAAAATCGTAGCTTTGGAAGTCAGCTTCTCTATAGGTCTGATAGATGCGTTTCCAGTCCTCGACTCCAAAAACGTAGGTTTGTCTTGTGGTTGTGGCCATGTGTTATTCCAATTTGTATTATTTATGGATAAAATAAACTGGGTAGTTAAACGTAGCTGGCTGTGGCCTGCGATTGATCAAAAAACAATGCCAGCAGTTGTGCATCAGTGCTGTTGACTGTGGTCAATTCTAGCTGTATAAGAACACCATTTTCTTGCGGAAATATATTGGTTGATTTCAGATACACACGAGGATCACCGGATACCACACGTTGTACTTCGGCATAGATGGTCTGCATGGTTTCTTGAGTTTGATTCTCAAACAAATTGTCCCACAAGGTGGTTCCATAAGCAGGTCGACCTGGCAGTTGACCTTGTCGTATGTTGAATGCGTTTAGAAGATCTATCTTGATCAAATTGAAATCCACCACTGTGAAGTGCTTGTTCTGATTGATAGTGTTAAATCCGATAAAGGTTGGCATGATTGTATTTAACCTGTGGCTGTAGCACCAAATCCTTGATTGCTGGAACTGGATATGCCTGACAAGATTCCTTGTGCAGCCGATACATCTTTGGCTGGCGCTTGAGCTGAAGTCGAGGCATATTCAAATTTAGGCACAGGTATCTTGGTGCTGCCCAGGATACGTTGCACAGCGGCATTTACTGTGGCGCGATTCACTGTGTTGGTAAATCCGGCGGCGACTTTGGTTCCAGACACCAGTTCATCACCACCACCGCCAAACAAGCCACCAACACTGCCTAAACTACCTAGATTACCCAGACTGCCGAGATTGCCGATACTGCCTAGACTACCCAGGCTGCCAGTGAGTGAACCGATACTACCTAGTCCAGGTATACTGGTTAGGCTGCCAAGATTTTTTGTAAGTCCACCTAAACTGCCACTGAGATTGGTAAGACTGCCCAGATTGGTAATACTAGTTAAATTGTTTATGGTGCCCAGATTGCCTAGATTACCCAGATTGGTGCCTAATCCGCCTAGATTGTTTAGACCCAAGCTACTAACATTGAAACCGCCTAGATTGTTTAGTCCACCTAGAGGATTGCTAAACAAGGTGGCAAAACTGCTGGATTTGCCCATGATATTGAGACTGCTGGATAGACCTGATAGACTTCCAGGTAGATTGTTCAAGGCACCTGACAGGCCACTGTAGCCATTTTTTATCAAGTTCTCTGCTCCGGTTCCTAGATTTTTGATACCGCCTTCGATACTGGATAGACTGAGATTTTCCAAGGAGGAAAGACCTTTTGACACGGTGTTGCCAATGGATCCCAAGGACACATTACCCAGTCTTGACCAGGCAGCGGTGGCCGCTGTGCCAAAGGTAGCTCCGTTGTTGATCAAGGCTCCAATGGCTGCATTAACAGCAGTGTTGGTTGATCCGGACAGGCCAGCTGCCGCTGTGGCCAAGGTTCCTGTGGCTCCAGAACTGATGGTGCTGGTGTTGACCACTGACGTACTCAAAAGATCAGCCAGGGGCGTTCCGGCCAACGATGCGGCCACGTCTGATGACACTGATATACTGGCACCAGTGGCTACACTGAGCGCATTGATGGTTTGAAGTCCACTGTTGGTATACACAGTGCCTTGATTGGCTGTGATTGCGCTAGTTGGAGTGGGCGTGATTACACCTGCTGCTAAAAGGCTGTTGTAGCTGTTTTGCATCAAGCTCTGGAAGGCACTGTTTTGTGCGTCGGTGCTGTTGAGAAAATCGTTAAGACTATAGATACCATTGAAGCCGGTCCAGATAGATGCTACATTCAACACATCTATCAAATTCATTTGCCCAAAAATAAAACGCTGGTAGGTCCCGGGTTTGACATAGCCGGCCTGTTCCAGCTGTTGGCAAAATAAGCCATACTGGCCAGCACCACGATCATTGGTGGCCACGTTGGCCGACTGTCCAACAAGATTTACCACCTGAGCCATGAGTCCTTGTACCTGTGATTCGTTCAAGGGACCAATGGCCTGTGCTCCACTGTTGACCTGCACTATGTCAGCCTGGCTGATGGCATTGGTCAAAGGCACACCGACTAGATCGGGTATACCTGAAATAGTGGGTATGTTATTGACTATGGCCAACACGGCTCGCTCATCTACTCCAGCTGTGCCGCGATCTAGTCGGCTCAGGGCAAACTTGGTCAAATTTGATGTGGCGCTGGTCAAAGTTTGTCCGGCACTGTAGCCCACAAAGGTTCCGGCGGCCACCTGACCATAAAAGATCACATCAGCCTGGGCCTGCGTGGTACCTGTGGGTGCATTCATTTGAAATGTAGCTCCCGACGGAAGGGTATACTTGAATATGCTCATGATGTCTTGGTTATGCTCACATCGTCGGGCACTATGGGTGCTCCAGGCGGGGAACTAGGTTGTCCTGATTCCAGACTGGTGCTGTCTTGTACGCCTTGATTATGATAAGGATAAGGTTCATGTGTGGGCACGCGAGTACAGATACTTTCAGTTCCGGTGGCATTTACCGTCCAACCCACACTGCTGTTGAATTCCACATCGGGATTTAGATATTTGGTTATTCCTGCAGGAGTTGACACCGATGCTGCTGGTGCTTGGCCGTTCAAGCTGATGGGTAGTCCTTTGAGACTCAGCGGACCTTGGCTGGCAATAGCAATGGTTTGGCCTTTCATGGCTATGCTACTCTTGCTCTTGACTCCCACCGTGCTGCCAAACAGAGTCAGGGCCGCCTTGGTAGCCACATTGAGATCGGCATCACTTTGTAAACTGGTTCCGGCCTTGCTCTTCAAGTTCATTTTGTTACCCGCATAGATATTGACATCCTGATCAGCATGCAGATTAATAGTGCCCTGAGTACGAAGATTTATACTGTTGGTGCTGAACACATCCAAGGTACCTTCCTGGCCCAGTTCAACCCAGGTTTGACCATTGGCATGACATATATAAAAACAGTTGCCATCATCACTCATGGTGATCTGATGTCCTTTGGCTGTGCGTATGCGTATGAGATTGTCGTGTCCATCTAGATCACCATCGTCCATAACAAAACTGTGTCCACCTCTGCGACCAATCACCTTGACGTCGGCCAGTTTTTCACCGGCTACCTGTGAGCTTGCTGTACCATTACTGTCATCTAGGCCACCTTGATAGATTGCACGACCCGGTGTGGATATACCGTAGCAGTTGCTGGGGCTTTCGCGTTGGCTGGAGCTGAGAATTGGTCCACGTACTGTGTCATTGTTGAGACCCTGCTGGAACAGGATACCAGCCACATAGCTGTGCACCGGTTTGGGCTGATCAAAAAACTTGGGATTCTCATTGATCTTGGTATTGGCCGCATTGATTTCTGTGACCGGTAGCTGTTTGGCGCCGGCAAAATAGGTTGACTGATTTTGATTTTGTGTTACAGCTTGAGCTGTGGGTGCGGCTCCAATGGCCGGTATCATGTGATTGATGCCCTGCACCGGTACACAGCCCAAGTAGTAGCCTTGATTGGGATCACCGGCTACAAAGAAACACAACACCGTGGTGCCTATGTCTGGAGGAGTGAACCACATGCCGTAGCTCTGTTGATTGCCTTGTAGGAATGTACCAGTGCCAGTTGATCCCTGTTGCGGAGTTACTCCGTAAAAAGGCGGCACATAGTTTACTGTGCGCCACAGGCTCTTGTCAGTCTTGTTGGGTCCAGCAAACTGTTCGATATAGACCTGCAGGCGACCACCTCTGGTGGGATCAACATTGTTCATGACTTCGCCAACAAAAGGACCAAATTCAGCCGAAGCACCGGCACGATCAAACTTGTAGCCTTGCGGTTGTCCTTTGTTGCGTGATATATTTTCCATTTATACTTTCCTGTTATCGATCTGATGAATCATCATCAGCAACCAGTTGTGCTGGTGCTGGATTATTTTCTACCACTTGTTCTCCCGGAGTCAAACTGTTGGCCACGGCTACATCACCATTGCTGGTAGGATCACCTGGAGGTGCGGCTGGTTGCGGTGCTGGAGCACTGGCTGCATCAGGACCCACAGTGGTCTGCGACAGGGGATCTGAATCTGGTACTTCGGCGGCTCGATACAGAACCCCATCCTTGTATGTATTACCCTTGCTGTCGGTGGTGTAGGTATCTAGTTCGGTATCATAACCAGCAGCAGGAGCACGCACTCCAGCACCAGTGGCGTTGGTTCCTGCTCCACCAGTGGCACCACCTGCGGTATTGTTGCTGTTGGTCACTGCTCCGGTGACACTGGGTGCGGTCTGTGGTCTTCCAGTACCGGCAGAAGCCTGTGTACTAGCACTGGCTGGACCGTTTCCAGACACATCGGTCAACAAGGTGCCGTGCAGGACCTGGGTAAAACTGCCCTTGCTGAATGAGCTGTTTACCGTCATGCATCGATAGGTTTGATTCTGCTGTGGGTGATTGTGGCTATAGGTGCCGTTTGAATTTTTTTGATTGTTGTTGACCGATGTTATGCCGGTACTGAAATCGTAGTCTTCGGGCTGGTTCCAGATTATGTCAAAACACACTTCGCTGGCATCAAAGTTAATACCTCCGTCGGCGTTGAATGGCGCAAAACTAAAGTTGGCAGCATCAATGGTACTGGAACACTCGCCCTGCTGTAACCAGGCCGGATCACCTATGATCTTCAGGGTGACCTTGGCAAAGTCTGCGGGATTATACAGGAAGTCGGCCAGATTGGCCGCTGGTTCCAGAGTTTTGCCTGTGGCTCCTTGATCGCTTTGATCACTACGAGTCTGGAAACTGCGCTTGTATAACACACTACTGTTGGTAGTATAGTCCTGTTGTACATTAGGCAAGTCACCGCTAACCGTCAACAGGAACGTGCTGTTGATGTCTTGCTCGTAGCTTAGGACCGCAGTATTTTGTCCTGTGAACCAGTAAGGATAACTCTTGTGTACTCCGCGGAACGATGTCTTGGGAAAGTATTGGCTCTGGGTTTCGTTGATGGCATAGGGAGTAATCAAGTAGGTCATCTTGTAGGCTTGATCATTGCGGGCAGGATCGGCACCCAGACTGGTCACGATCACACTGATCTTGTACCAGGCCACATTTTTTCCGCTTGTGGTGGTGTTTTTCACAGCCTTTTGTGTTTCCTCATCAATGACCCAGGTCTGTTGATCACTGATATAACTGCTGGCACGTATGGTCTGATCTATAAACTGCACGATCTGTGTCCCGGCTGTGACACTGATAAGGCGACCGGTTGTGTCGGTACTATTGGTATTGGTATCCAAGGCTGTTTTGGCATTGGTTGGCTGTTGCATGGGCGTGCGATCCTTGTTGGTCTCGCCTTGTTTTTTCACTGTGGCATTGCCCATGGTGGCTGGAGCAAAAACTATTTCATACTGGTCGGCTATCTTGTATTGTTTTTTCTTGGCCAGATCCTGTTGCCAGGCATTGAGTGCTTCACACAGACCAGTAAACTGTTGTGCTGGGTTGGATCCGGTGGGTGCGGCTGTGGCATTGGGCGGCGCTGTGTTGGGATCGGTAGGTGCGGCTGCTTGTACAGCCGGAGCCGACGTGGCATCGCGTACTGCGGCTGTGGTACGCTGACTGGCACTAAAGCTCTGAGGGAAGCTACCAAGAAAAGTAGTACCAAGTGCGTTCTTCTGTCCATTGGCTGGCATGATTAACCTCCACCGTATCTGTTGGGATCAGCTGCGCTGGCCGCTGTGACTTGACCACTACTGTCAAGTATGGCTTGATCGTTGGGCACGTTGGTTGGTGCTTGTTGCACTGTAGGTGTGCTGAGGCGCCCATCCTGGACCTGATTGGTAGCGGCTATGCCACTGCCGGGCTTGCCATTCAGTACTTCAGCCAAGGTCTTGCCAGAAAATTCATAGTTGAACGGTATAGAGCCGCGAGCTGATCCCAGGCCAGTTGAGTATGGTAACGGCACACAGCTGATTTTGTATTCAACCTGCTTGTTGACTATGCGGGTGGTCAAGTTGGCTATGGAAAAAGGAAAATATTTCTGTACCACAGCCGGAGCACCGCCAGCAAAGGTCGCATTGTTGGTTATGCTGCCGGTGGCCGGTGCCACTAGATTGCCAGCGCTGTCGTAGCCATAGAACTGTATGACCAGGCAGTACTGCACCTGTTGCCAAGAACTCAAGGGTGGTAGATTGTTTTGTTTGAAAAGATCCACTGCTGACCGGTATAGATTATCGATCAAGGTAAATCCATTGGGTTCGGTCACAGTAAAACTCATGGCCGTGTTGTTGTTGGGACCGCCGGATCCTTTGCCCAAGATCTGAGTTTCAATTTCTAGATTGTCCATATAGTAATCCAGATTGAAATAGCTGTTGCGGCTACCTGCATTGTTGCCGGGAGTGAGTTGAGCACCACCGTCCTGCATCAACAGGCTCCAGGTATTGATATTTTTTTGACCGCTTTGCCCCAGAGCATTGAACTGGGTCGGTGTCAGCATGTACCAGGATATAGCATAGGTATAACTGGTATACTGATCCAGCACATTGGGTTCGGGGTTGATCTGTTGATTGGCCGATGCGTTGACTACTGTTTGTGTGACTGTGTTGTTTGGCGCTGTACCGTCTTCGGTGGCGGCACCTACACCGGGATTTTGTGCCGGGGTTTGTGCGCTGTATTCTGAATCGTTGTAAAATCCTGCGTTGTTGTTAGGATCAGCCGGCGGGGTAGCCTGGGTGGTGGTCAAAGTTTTGACCGGGTCGTTGGTACCAACGTCGTCTCTGCTCGCAGCCACGGTTCGTTGACTTACTCCAAAGCTGGTAGGCAAAGGACCAAAAAAGTTGGGATTGTTTTGTCGGTTGGCCGGCATGCTAGAATCCCAACACTGTTTTTAAGGTATTGATATTGGGTAGGTAAATCTGTACACCAGCGGCAAAATCAAGCGGTGGTTTGGTCAGGGTGTTGGAATTGCGTTGATAGAAAACCCACCAGAGTCCAGGATTGCCATAGAGGTCATAGGCCAGGAGATCGGGTCTGTATTGATAGGTCTGATTTAGAACCAAGAGTTGATCATCAGGGCGTTTAGGAATGGGTCTATTGACCATGACATCCAAGAAGAACTGGCTATATCCAGTGAGATAGTAAGGACTGGTCGAATCGTAAGTGGCCATTACCAGAATCCTTTTCTTAGTAGATCACCACTGGCAAATCCTTTGAGGCTAAACTGTGTGCTGACCTGTTGACGACTCTGTACCGGCATCAAGGCTAGTTGTATTTCAATCTTGGTTGGCACATAGGTTGGACTGTTAAGAGTATTAGCTGGTGGTGGTGCTGTGGGCTTGGCACCTTGTGATACTGGATTGCCGTTGCTGAGTATGGCCGTGGCCAGCCGTTGTAAACTGCCAAAGTTGCTGTTGATGCTGACACCGGTCTTGGGTCTGGCCAAGTCCTGATTCAGTTGTAGATTGTTGGTACTACCAGCACGGATGTAATCTACATCAGCTGGCAAAACATAGTTAAAGTTACTCACCAGACAGGCATGATTGTTGAACTGATATTCACCTAGACCCGAAAGGTAAACCACCGGTGGCGGCGAACCGCGCTCGGCATCTTGTCCATAGAACATCTTGGTCACAGATTTGAAAAATTGTATCACGGCCAACATGTAATTGGCTTCGGTAGTATTTTGTGCGGTAAAGGGCGCAGTGATATTGATAATGTCCACAAAGCTGTTTTGATACCAGTAGCCACGATAGTTTGAATGCGTAAGGTCGTAAGGACTATAGCTGGCACGATAGGCCGTGGTGATGGCCGGCGTGTAAGGAAATATTACTCCATTGGTACCGCGCAAGGGTTCCAGGATGCCAGCCGAGCCGGTTGGCTGAGAATTATAAAGATACTTGCTCTGCGGTGCTAGACTCAGTTTGACTCGCCAGTCATTTTGATTGATCTGTCGATTCTGATCTGAAAAGGTCTGTTGTTTTTGTGCTGACCCGGTGAGCCCTTGTATAGCTGATGCTATGGCCCCGGATGTTGATCCAAGATTAAACAGGGCGCCTGCGAATGAACCACCGTTGACCGCTCCAGTAGCATCGGTGATGGCCTTGGCTTCAGGATTGACTGTGGGACTGACTTCGCTGTCAGATGCAGCAGCTCGATAGAATGTACCATTTTTAAAAATATTGCCTTTGCTGTCAGTGGTGTAGGTATCGGTTGGTTTTCCAGTTTCAGGGTCCACTGTAGGATCTACTTCGCTGTCAGAATTGGCTGCACGATAGAAAGTACCGTTCTTGAAAACATTGCCGTTGCTGTCAGTGGTGTATTCGTCGGCCGAAGTAACTTCGCTGTTGGCTGCAGGATCTACCGGCTGAGGTTCAGTTGCTATTTGATCCGCAGGTGGTTGTGTATCTACCGGTTGAGGTACTTCGGGGTCTGTACCTGGGTCTACGTTTGTATCGTCAGCCATGTTGGTTTCCTATCGAATATTTACCGCAAAAATAATCTGGCCATATAATGATAAATAGGTTGACACGTGTGGTTTTTGTGCTACAATAACTACACTATTAGGAGACTCCTCAGTGGCCACACAATTTGCCCCCAAGATCATAACACCCAAGAATTACCTCAACAACCGAGACATATTAAAACAGATTCACCTAAGCAAGAACACCTACTGTAGCTATCTAGATCCGGTCACGGATCATCAGTACGATATCATCTTGCCCACCGTACTCAAAATCAATCAGAGAACCATAGCCGAAGCACGCAGAAACAGAGCTGACCGTATCAAGCGCGAAACCGGTGTGGTCGTAGACCCTAAAAAGATCCCCAATACCGATCTGGTGTTTCGTGTTACCTGTTGGGATCACATACCCATGGCGCCAAAAAAAGCGCCCAAGGTCACAGGCAAAAAACGCAAGATTGAGGACATGCTGGAACTGGATCTTTTTGAAGAAGAAGATCCACTGGCTGATCTAGTCGACGAACCCATACTGGATGCCAAGCACATACGCCTGAACTTTCCGCCATTCTATCACTATCGCTTGAACGAGGCCAAAGAACCTGTGTTGGTGGGCAAGAGTCACTGGAAAGGCGACTTGACGCACGGCGAATTCTCAAAAGATCACGGACAGGCCACAAGAACACTTGCTACCATGTACATGAAATTATGTGAACGCTATGCCACTCGTAGCAACTGGCGCGGCTACACCTACAACGAAGAAATGCGTGGCCAGGCCCTGTTGCAACTGAGTCAGATTGGTCTACAATTTGACGAGTCCAAAAGTCAAAATCCGTTTGCCTACTACACAGCCGCGATCACCAACAGTTTCACACGTATTTTGAATCTAGAAAAGAAAAATCAAAACATTCGTGACGACATGTTGGAACAGGCTGGACTCAATCCTTCTTGGACTAGACAAAATGCCGGCAAGAAGAACCCCAACTCAGGAGCTGTGGTTACCAACATTGATATTGCAGAATACAACGACGAAACTTAACCAGACTGGTTGCAATCAACCGATTGTGACTGTAAACTGTAATCTATGACAACTCTATTCCGCAAGGCAGCTGTTTGTACGGACATCCATTTTGGACTTAAATCAAACAGTCTGGTACACAATCAAGACTGTGAAGCATTTATCGATTGGTTTATAGCAACTGCTCGGGCCGAAGGTTGCGAAACCGGCATGTTCCTAGGTGACTGGCATCACCATCGTGCCAGTATCAACCTACAGACTCTGCACGTTAGCCTGCGTAGCCTGGAAAAACTCAGTGCCGCATTTGATCAATTTTATTTTATACCAGGCAATCATGATCTATACTATCGTGACAAGCGTGACATACACGGTGCCGAGTGGGCACAACACCTGCCCAACATCACAGTGGTCAATGACTGGTTTAAACAGGACGATGTGATCATTGCGCCTTGGCTGGTCGGGGACGACCACAAGAAACTGCCCAAAATGTCAGCCAAGTACATGTTTGGACATTTTGAACTGCCGCACTTCAAGATGAATGCCATGGTAGAAATGCCAGATCACGGCGAAGTCAAAGTAGAAAATTTTAGCGGTGTTGAAAGCGTGTATTCCGGTCACTTTCACTTGCGTCAAAAGAAAAAGAATATCAACTATATTGGTAACTGCTTTCCGCACAACTTTGCCGACGCCGGTGATGCAGACCGTGGCATGATGATCTTAGAATGGGGACAGCCTGAAAAATATCTGGCATGGCCAGGACAACCGCTTTATCGTGTTATGAAGTTGAGCGAGGTCATTGACAATGGTAAAAATATACTGGTGCCCAACATGCATGTGCGGGTAGAATTGGATATTGATATCAGCTACGAAGAAGCCAATTTTATCAAAGAAACATTCATCAAAGATCACAACTTGAGAGAAATGGCATTGATACCCAGCAAACGCACCGACATTGATATTGACATGGCGCCAGGCGAGGTCAAGTTTGAAAGTGTGGATCAGATTGTTACAGATCAGTTGACCAATATTGAAAGTGAATTTTACGATCCTAAGCTCTTGTTAAAAATCTATCAGAACCTATGATTTATTGCGTTTGGTATCCTAGTGGAGGCTTTGGGCATTTTATCAACGGCATATTAACCTTGCATGGTGAAGGATTTAAACGTCCAACCGATAATAAAATACCGTTTAGCTCAACCGGCGATAGTCATGGCTTAGAGCTGGTGGCTCCAAAATATACTGCAAATTATAGTCATGAATTTGACCCTGCATGCAATTATAGTGTGCTTGTGGACTTAGGAATCAACTCGAATAGTCGTAATTTCATGCTGGAATTTCCAGGAGCCAAGTTTATCAAAGTCTGCTATACCGATACATCGTGGCCTGTTGTAGCCAGGACTATGATTGATAAGGCTATGCGATCATCGATCGAAGCCGAACTAATTGTAGACTCAGACTCGTGGACCTCTGCAGAACCCTGGGCACAACGTGAAAAATATTTTTTGTTCTTACGAGATCATGCATTAAGGACCGCATGGCGTCCTGAACCTGGTATCGATTGTGTAGGTGTTGACTGTTTGCTTGACTATGATGAATTAAAACACACAATCGAACATACTGGTATAAAACTCACTGGGTTCGAAGGATTATGGAAAGAATGGTATGCCCATAATGAAAAATACTTTGTGCCTATAACTATAGCTAAACAAGTGTTAGACAACATCAAAAAACAAAAATCATTTGATTTGACACCCATCAAAGATATTTGGACGCAAGCTGTAATTTATTATTTCATATGGACAGAGTTTGAGAAAGAAGTACCTCACAATGATTTTGAGAATTTTTTCAGCGACACAGATCAAATAACACAATGGCTCAACCAATAAAATTATTAACCATTGCTGACGGGTTTGGCGACAGTCGGGCGGTGCCTGCATGGTATCCTGATTACATCAAGTGGCCGGAAATAATTCAATTAATGACTCGCGGCGTTGAGTTGCATAACCTGTCTCGATATGGTGCCGGTAATGAATATATAGTTCAATGCTTACGTAACAACTTGACAGAAAAACATGCTGTATTGATACAATGGGCAGAACCAAACAGATTGGATTTGGTTTTGTCCCACGACCTTGAATACACAGAATTTTGGAATCAAGAAATAGAAAATGACCCTGTTTACAACAACAATGTTGTTCAACTCGGTCATGCTCGCATATGGGTCTCAAGTGCGTCGACTAGGCCTGCGATTCAAGAATATCATAAAAAATTCATTGGCCATCAACAACACCAAATTCGATCGCAATTTTACGTTGATTATGCTACACTGCTGTTAGCACAAGTACAGCATGGATTTTTATTGACTAAAAATAGTGAATATCTCAGCGAAACTGTTACTGACCATGCCAATTGGTTTTGGCATGATCAGTTCCAGGGTATGTGTGAGTTTAGGCATCAGAGTAAGTATGTTGATTTAGAATTAGGATTGGTTCAACCAACGCCGTTGGTACAGTTTGATTTTGTCAGGCAATTTATACAACCAAGGTTTGATTTGCCTTGGCGAAACGATCGAGAGATCAACGCAGTCGAAGCAATGTTGTACAGGAAATACAAAGAATCAATTAAAAATAGACCCCAATGATACATATAAAAAATCTCACTGTTCGTAACTTTATGAGTGTGGGCAATACCACCCAGGCCATTGACTTTGATCGGCAGGACCTAACTCTGGTCTTGGGTGAGAACTTGGATCTAGGCGGTGATGGTAGTCGCAACGGCACAGGTAAGACCACCATCATCAATGCCCTAAGCTATGCCTTGTATGGACAGGCGCTTAGTAACATACGCAAAGATAATCTGGTCAACAAGACCAACGGCAAGGGCATGATGGTTAGCCTGGAGTTTAGCTCTGGCTCACAAGACTACAAGATTGAACGTGGTCGCAAGCCCAATGTGTTGAAGTTTTATGTCAACAGCCAAGAACAGGTCATCACTGACGAAGCACAAGGCGACAGCAGAGAAACACAGGAAGCCATCGAAACTACCTTGGGTCTAAGTCACGACATGTTCAAGCACATCATGGCCTTGAACACCTATACTGAACCGTTTTTGAGTTTGAAAGCCAATGAACAGCGTACCATTATTGAACAACTCTTAGGTATCACACAGTTGAGCGAGCGTGCTGATCGTATCAAAGAGCTCAACAAGGAAACCAAAGATGGCATACAGCAGGAGGAGTTTCGTATTCGTGCTGTACAAGAAGCCAACAAGCGTATTGAAGAACAGATCGATTCGCTCAAACGCAAACAGGGACTGTGGGTCAAAAAACATGAAGAAAGTATCAAAGAACTCGAGACGGCCTTACAGGCGTTACAGAATATACAAATTGAAGTGGAAATACAAGCGCACAAAGATCACAAGGCATGGGATCAGCGACGCAAGGATATCAACGATCTATCAGGTCAGATCAGCCGCACGAAACTGGACATTGACCGTGAGAACAAAGCGATTTCCAAACTATCCAAGGAAATCGAGACGCTCGAAAACCATGAGTGTCATACATGCGGTCAATCATTCCACGACAGTAAGCACCAACAGGTCCTGGAAGGTAAACAGACGGATCTGGTGGGAGCGCGAGAAGCGTGCCAGACTCATACTGCCACACTGGCAGAGCTGGAGACTGCCTTTGAAACCTTGGGCACGCTAGGCAAGCCGCCCGAGATGTTCTACGACAACGAAGCTGATGCTATCCAGCATCAGGCCACTGTGACTACCTTGCAACAGCAGATTGCTGGCAAGACTGTCGAAACTGATCCGTATACCGAACAGATCGAAGAAATGAATTCTAAAGCCCTACAGGAGGTCACATATGATACACTTAATGAACTTACTCGTTTACAAGAACACCAAGACTTCTTGCTCAAACTGCTCACCAGCAAGGACTCATTCATCCGCAAGAAAATTATTGAACAGAATCTTAGCTATCTCAACGCTAGACTGACACACTACCTGGACCGTGTAGGACTTCCGCATACAGTGGTGTTTCAGAACGACCTTACAGTTTCAATTGAAGAGCTGGGTCGCGAATTAGACTTTGACAACTTGAGTCGCGGTGAACGCAATAGACTTATCTTGAGCATGAGCTGGGCCTTCCGTGATGTGTTTGAGAGCCTGTATCAACCCATCAACTTGCTGTTCATTGACGAAATGATTGACAACGGTCTTGATACCGCTGGTGTAGAATCAGCCTTGGCCCTGTTGAAACAGATGAGTCGTGATCGACACAAATCAATCTGGTTGGTCAGCCACAGAGATGAACTGACTGGACGTGTGGAAAACATACTCAAGGTCATCAAGGAAAACGGCTTTACTAGTTACAATACGGATGTGGAAATAGCATGAAGATTGCAGTAACCGGGCATACTGCTGGAATTGGTTTGGCTATTGTAGATTTTTTCAAAGATAATCATGAAGTCATTGGCTTTAGTAGGGCCAATGGTTACAACTTGGAGGATGTTGATAGTATAGTATCGGTTGCCAAACATGTTGATGTGTTTGTAAATAATGCTTACTACCAATACCAGCAGTGCGAAATTTTAAAACAATTGGCTCGTTGTTGGCAAGGCACAAACAAACACATCATCAATATAGGTAGCACCTGTGTAAACTATTCTCGAATTGAGGCAGAACTGGACAATGATCCTTGGGAATATCGTGATCACAAAACAGCTCTTGAAAAAATGTTTAGGGTATTGGTCAAACAGTCAGATGCCTGTGCAATCAGCTTGATTAATCCCGGACCGGTTGATACCGATATGATTCGTCATTTGACTGTACCAAAATTATCTCCGGTGGATGTTGCCCAAGCTATCAATCTCATGATAGAGAATAAAAAAATAAAGGAACTTACACTGTGGGCATAAATTGGCAATTTTATCATTGGCACCTAGAACCCAGTGCTGTATGCACAGTTCGGTGTCCACGTTGTCCCAGAGTAGAACATCCAGACACTCCGTGGCTCAACAAAAACATGACCTTAGATTTTGTAAAAAAGTTTTTTACAGAAGAAATGTTGCTGAATCAAGTCAAACGTGTGACCATGTGCGGTGATGTGGGTGATCCTATCTACTGCAAGGAATACATTGAAATTTGTCGCTATATCAAATCAGTTAATCCTGATATTCATATCTTTACAATTACCAACGGTAGCTACAAAAAACCCGAATGGTGGCGCGAGTTAGCGTTGGTGCTAAATGACCGCGACACTATTAACTTTAGTGTTGACGGTTACGACAATACCAGCAACAACCTGTATCGTGTCAACAGCAATTTTGAAAGCATTATGCAGGGCATAAAAACTGTGCGTGAAACCAACAAAGATGTGTTTCTTGTTTGGGCAACTATTATTTTTTCGTTCAATCAAGACTATCTGGACAACATTGTTTCGCAGGCTGGCCAGTTGAAGATGGATGCTATACAATGGACTCGAAGCACGAAGTTTGGCAGTGTGTATGGCGGCTATGGTGGTAAAAATGATCCGCTGGAACCACGTGCTGAATTTATTAGCAAGACACACAGATACGAGCGAGAGGTTGTGAATATCAGTGGGCGTCAACAAAACAATCATGACTATTTAGAGCACAATCAGAAAAAATATTTTGAAATCAAAGAGCAGTATAAGGATGCACCCGTAACTCCGTTGTGTGAGATTGGTAATCGCGGCGTGTATGTCAATGCCGAAGGTGTGGTATTTCCTTGTAGTTGGGTAAGTTTTCCATATCATAGCCTTACCCACGGCGATAAAACTATTGAATGGAAGGACGGTTTTTTTGCCAAATATCGCGAGCGCATGAGCCTCCACAATCGATCCTTTGAAGAAATCATTACTGATCCTTTGTGGAACAAGTGCAGTCAGGGATTTACTGATTCAAATAAAACTTGGGTTGAGTGTGGGCAAAAATGTTCTACACCTGTGGTTACTGAAAACTATGCAGTTGGTTGGGAAACGAACTAAGTATGAATCCATGGTATGGTTGTACGAAAACTCTCAAATCTCAGAACTACCCGAAGACTGTGTCGGATTTGTCTATTTGATCACAAATAAACTATCTGGCCGGAAATATATTGGAAAAAAATTAGCAAAGTTTAGCAAGAC